TGAAATTCGCCTTTATACTTATAAATGTCAAAAATGGTAGCGGCATGGAACCATTCATTATCTTGAAGGTTCTGCCCTCTAGCCCATTTTCGAGCAAACAGAATGTTACTCGCTATTAGGCAGATCATAGACGTTCCTCGACTACTTCAGTATTCTCAACTTCCAACTCTTTAATCAGCTTCTTTATAACTGGACCGATTTCCTGCTCTGGATCTTCAATCTTTCCGCAGTTTCGTCCATCTACATAAATAGCAGCAAATCCACTCTTACCATGAACTATCTTTAAGATAACTGCGCTCATCCATCCCTCCAACAGAGGTTCTTAAAGAAAGTAATACTGTCAACATGATTAAGAGGGTAAGGTGGAGAAAACTCTGCAAGCCGTATCTTAAATTCATCCCAATGCTCCAATTTGTAATGATAACTAGTCCATGCCGTCGTTCTAGGATCGACACAGAATACAATGAAATAACCCTCGAACATTAGGTCTGAAGTAGGATGATGATTCTTAGCTTTGTAAACGCGTGGAATGTATAGGTCACCAGTTCTATTGTAGAGTTCGTCAAGTGTATGAAACAGAGCGATATTCAATGCCATGCGATGTTCATACAACTCATGTAACGAGTGGTATTCATCGCCTACATCGACAATATCAGAATCTAACTGTACTCTTGCATCATTATCGAGATAACCAAAGAATGGTTTCATTTTAGTTTAATAGCAAACGGGAATCGCCACTGCCTAATGCCTCTAGGCTCTATGTGAATCCCATTCTCTAATTCCCAATGTGGCAAGACTCCTCTATCTCTATCTCCCCAAATCGCCTTGCCTTTAACAATCTTACCTTCATATATTACTTCTACCGTCGTATCGTGTGGTGGCTTCTCGCCTGTAATCCAGCCGTTCACTTTGAGTCGTCCTGAATCCTGAAATCAGTAATATACTGACCACGATCTGAAATGTTATTCATTTCATCCACACCGTGGTCAAATGCCTCATTAAAATCCTCAGCATATCTGATATAAGGCTCGAACGGTGTTGATTCTTCATAGTCGGTATATACAATGGTTAACTTGAAGCAGGTGCCATCATTATGCTGCGTTGTGATCAATTTTCACCTTCCTTAGCTCCGCATAATTGGTGTCCGAAATCTCAATATCGCAGGGTATCTTGAGAACGTAATCCCTCTTAAGCGAGCAATAAGTAGAGAAGTCAATAGGAGCTTCCATATGCTTCTTCATCAACTTAGCATATGGCTCCCAGTTATTCGCTGGAGCTTGCATCAACAGTGAGTCGTGATTCTCAGAAACCCACATATGAGCAACGTCACCATTGAGTTCTTCTTCAATAGCAAGTGCGGCTGATTGAACTAGGTGGCCCTCTGTCCTCTGTGGAATGTTGGCGTATCCTTCCTTATAGGTCGAATCATCCAACCGTCCATTGAATATCCTAACGCCACCAAACGGATCAATCAACGTCCTTGTATTCTGAATGCACTCAATGATATCACGCCAGAAAACATGCTCAAGTTTAGGTGAAGCAGCATGGAACTTCTTGAGCATCTCACCAGCCTTCCAGCCTGAGATGTTCATTGGTATTTCAAACTTCTGTGCGTCAGTATTGAACTCCAGCATGAACCTCTGAGCGCCCATCTGGAAGTTACCTGCGTGCCTTGTCTTCTTACCGCAGAATCTACCTGGATCATCCTTGTCCATATCATCAACTCCTTTAATGTGACCAGGAGCGAGGATTAGACTCGAAGTGAAGCCAAGTATAAGGCCAGCAGTTCGTTTGTGAATATCTACTGTGTCAAATGCCTCTAAGAGTTCGTAGTCCTCTGCCAAGACGGCAACGATTCTGGCTTGACATTGGGAGCTGTCGGCTTGGATGAAGACAAATCCCTCGTCACAAATGAACATTGAACGTATGTCTTTAGCAAGCCGTCCGTGCTTGGAAATTGTATGGAATGGAATTCCCCCAAAGTTACCGGGCCTAAGTGGCTTTTTAAGGCTCGACGTAGAGCTACGGCAAGTTTCGGTGGCGATAATGTTGAATGAACATTTACAACGCCCATCATAATCAGGCTTGAAATTGATGTACCTGGAACGTTGAGTTCTAATTCTTTTTTCTTCAAGGAGGACTGTGAGGATTTCCTTCTTGTCTTTTGTTTTGGCATGATTCCCCAATATCGCAACGATAGAGTCCTCTGACGTTGGATTCTTCTTGCGAAGCTTGAACTTCATCTCCTTGTAGAGCAGTTGGAACACTTGAGGATATGAAGCTACATTAATCTCATGACCAATTAAACCTACTAAACGCGAATGTGAACCGTCCTGAAGGAATTGATATTTCTGAGCTAATTCCCTCTGACGACTATGGTCAACACGGAAGCCATTGTTCTCCATTTTCAGGTAGAACTTGTGCTTCCTCATGTGATACTTGTAGAAGTAATCTCTAGCTGGAACCTTGAACAGTTCTTCCATCTCGATGAGGTCATTTTCCTGTTCCTCATCTACTTCTTTTGTTACACAGCTATCCAAGGCATTATACTTGAACAACTGTTCGATGGGACTCTTACCTAGTTTGAACTCCTTACCCTCATCCTTCCAAAATGGCTGCCTAGTCCAAATAGAGCCGGACATAGCCAAACTCTTCTTGGGCAATTCAGGGAATATAACTCTAGTTTTGATGATTACATCTGAACGAACTACTGGAACCCTGAAGCCACAACGATTCAGCTTGAACTCGTCGTATTTGAAGTTAGCACCAATTGCACGAATCCGGCGGAGTTCTCTATCTATCTCTCTCCAACAAGAGACAAGCTCGTTATAGCCCATCTCTGTCAATAGGTGTTTCCCTATTTGTCGTAGGAGAGGAATAGATATACCATGACGGCGATTAAAAGCAAATGAAATACAAACAGGTATGCAATTAATCGACTCAATATCAACAGCAGCGTCCGTATCGTCTCGATACTGCGAGAAAAATCGATGCACATCAAGCGAATTTCTGGCAACGACAAGTTCTCTATCCGGGAGACAGTACGCTCTTGATTTAGATTCCTCAACTGCTCTAGCAATGTCATGTTCGATGAGTTTGAGCCAAACAAAGTCTAGTCCTCCAACCTGATCACCATCAGCGTCATCCTCCCCAAAGTTCTTATGTGCAAACAGAGCAGCAGGATGGATTGTAGGAACTACCTTTGTGACACCATCTCTAGCGAGTAATATCGATCCTCTGTAGTTCATTATGCCGTCGTATGCAGCAACGGCTTTGAGTGCCTCATTCCCAACGGCTAGGATGCATTTAGGTCTGAGCTTCTCAATTTCAAGCTCCCAAAGCTCCTTAATCGATTGGGCCAGGTCAACACCAATAAGATGTAGCATCTTAAAGTTATTGCCCGGAGGACGCCTCTTGACTACATTGGTTATGTAACAGGCATGCCTACTTATTCCAGCCTTCCTTAATGCATCATCGAGAAGTTCACCTGATGGCCCAACAAACGGTCTTCCATATTGGGCTTCATACTTTCCAGGTGCTTCACCGACTATCATTAATTCAGGCTCTAATGGTCCGATGCCTGCAATGTAATCGCTATTTCCCATTCTTAACTAGTCCGTGTTCCTTTGCGTAATTCAAAACAACGGCTAGGAACTTATTAAGTATCTTCCAGAAATCTCCACTTTCTTCTCCTAAACCACTAAGTAACTTATTATCATCATCACAAACTTCAAACTTAAACTTGTAAATCATAGTTCGATTTCACGCCCACGCATCTCTTGTTTCTTCTCTCGAATGTAAGACAATGCGTCACGCATACTATGGAAACGTCTGAGATTCTTTCCGTGACTTGGAACCCATTGAGCAACTGTAATGTCCTGTGATACAGAGCCAACGGACCGATTGAGCATGTTAGCTGTCTTCTCTATCGTCCATTCTTTATTCTCTTTGCACAGGTTAGCATGGTAGTTGTAGACTTGAACAGCCCGGTCTAGCCAACCTAACCTTACTAAGTGCGCAGGTTTCACTAAAACTCCTTCCAGTGGCACGGATTGCATACGAATGGTTCCTCTTTAGTTCTAAACGTATTTACCTCCAATCCACATCTGGAACATTTTCTCGTAGCAGAATCCCTAACACGATTACCATTAGCATCATAACGAATGTTTGGATTGGGAGCCCAAGATCCCTTAGTCTCTCTATCCCAGCTCCATGTTTCATCATTTACATTAACGCGACGAGCGTTCTTAAAGAATTCTTCTTGAGCAGCGGATGGCCTAAATCCACCCTTCCAAGTCTCTTGATTTGGAGGCTTTGATCTGAATTCAGGCTCACCATCGTTTCGTCTTACGTCATTCCAAGTCCTAGCTTCGTTCTGAGTTTTAGCTTGTCCCTCCTGTTTGTAGGCCTTACCACCTCTACGACCTCCAAAAATCGTATCATACATATTTCTAAACATCTCATCGGTAAAATCACTACCACTGTAATTAGAAGCGTGCTGTCTAACCTTCTCTTGAGCAGTTCTTGGCTGACGCTCATTATATGCACCAGAAATCATAAACTGCTCGCTCTTAGCTAACTCTATACAAACCTTCCGAGCGGCTGCGTTAGCTTCATGCTCAGATGGATTATTATTAGCCAGCTTTATAAGAGCCAGTAGGCGGTCTAGTCTCATCTCTTAGCTTCCGAACAATTATATGAAAGTTAATCTGTATTTCATTAGTATTATGTAAGATGATTTCTCTAATCGAATTAGTAAGCGTAGGAGAACTGATCAGCTTATCTATTTCCTCAAGCAACTCTTGATTTCGCTGAAGATACCAATCGACATCAGGCTCGCTCAATGGACGTATCCTTTCGCACTTTCATTAACTCGCTGATTAATCGATTTGCACAACTTACAAAGCACAGTTCTATGCAACAACCCAGAAGTGGGCTTTTCATCCTTCCAAGCAGCACCACATTGTGGACAATCGTTCCAAGTCTCTTGACAAATAGACTTTGTGTTTGTCCTTATCTCTTTCACGCCGCCTTTTTCTTTCTCTTCTGGTTGTAGGCTCGTTGAATCTCTAGATGTCTAGCACATAAAGTAAGATGTCGGTAGAGTTCTTCACTCCACACAACACGTTGCTTACAATGCACACATCTATTTTTAGCGCGTTGTCTGTTCCTCCACCGAATATCTGTCATCTGTCCAGAGTAATGAGGTAACAGCACTTCGATGATGCAACTCCGCCAGAAGGCCCTCGCATCTCGAATAGCTTACGTCCATCAACTGTATACCAAGTTACATCATGTGGAAGTATAATTTGACGAAGCAATTCATCCATCTTGCGTTCATTGATGTCAAGAGGAAGCATGAAACTGTAAGAGAAATGGATATCAAGACCTGAAACGTCAGCGAGTGCTTTGGTTAGGGTAAGTAACTTTGCGGCTTTTGCAACATGAACAGGAAAAGGTATTTTTGGATCTGGGTATGGTTCTGGATAGCCTAAATCTCCACCATCAGGACTAAACGAACGTAGGCTCATTTTTTCTCCTTTAGTTATAAACACCAAGGAGAGGCTCAATGGCAGCCCCTCCCTCGTGCTTTAACCAGTTCTCGTTCCCCAGACAAGGGATTCATCATCATTCATAGCCAAGAGTTGCTGTTGCAAGCCTGCTTTCAAGCCTACATGAACTCTCGTGCCCCAAACGAATGTGTCCCCATCTTTCAGTTCAGCCAACTGTTCTCTTGCTTCTTTAACAGTTGTCTGCTGCATCTTGAGATATTTCTTACCCTCAGATGCTCCGGTGAGGGTCTCGAATGGATTCTCTTTCTTCTCTTCCTCACCAGCCTCACCGAAAGGATTCGGCTCTTTATTTTCGTCAGTCATTTGGAATCTCCTTCCTTCTTTGGAGGTCCCTTCTTAATAATATCTTCAATCTTCTTTTCCTGCTCCTTGCTCCATTTGTCGAGCATGGCATGGAATCCATCAAGAGTGAAAGCTTTACCTGGATTTGCCTCACGGCACTTGAAAATCGCATAGTTGTAAGCCTGAACGAATTCCTTTGGAATTTTGCTGAGGTCAGGTCCAGCAGTCATTCCATCAGGAACCTTTTCTTTTTTGTTTTCGCTCATGGCTGCAACTCGTAAATCGGATCACCACTGAAAAACCCCCATCCGGGAGTCATTAGGAACCCACCTGAAAGGGTATAGGTTCCATCAGCATTACAAGAAACAATCTGATTCCACTGTTGAGCATACTGTGAGTAGAAGTAAATTCCAATCAGCCCGAGACCTCCTATGATGAAATTTCCCCATGAGAAGATCTCGACTCCTGATACTACCCCGTCATACAGGTAGATGGGCATTCACTTTCCTTTCTTAATCACGAATATCTTGACCTGTACGCTCTAATTCCTGTTGTGTCATTGGCTTTCTTTCAATAGTAGGCACCTCCCAAGCCCAATTGACCGTTACCCAGTCATCAATGCAGGCTTGTTCAGATATATCATCTTGTCTACCTACATTGATCATTTGCTGAGACCAATACATAAAGTATTCGTCGAGGATTTCGGCTTCTGTCCGCTCTACTACTCTGCTATGGACACCGCGGATAGGAGTCTCTAATTGTTCGTTGTACCGAAATGTCCTCATACCCCATTTCTTCCTTGCAAATAACACTGGTCCCAAGGCCCCACTCTCTCTATACCTTGGAGTTACTGCTTTGGTTCATCACGCTCGTAAGCAATGACCACGGGAGGCAACCAGCTACTTACCTAACTAGGCTGCAAGCGGCTTGAAATCAGCAACATCGTTGAAGGGATTGCCCTTGTTGGACTCCCCTCGCTTAACATAAACCATAAGCTTACGACCAATCGTGCTCTTGAACAGTTCAGTGTGCAAATCATATCCCTTTTCGGGATCAAATGGGAAATTCAGCGTAGCCCAGAGATTCTTTCCGAATCCAAGAGCCTTCTCATTGAACAGTCGCTTAATCGTAACGCCCTTGAAGGGACCATCAAGCACCTTGAAGTGGAAAATGCAATTCGTAGACGAATCAGTATTTGCATCCTTCTCTTCGTAATCAACGATTTCAACAGGATACCAACCGGGATTGACCAGATCCCCTTTCTTCAGGTCGTCTGGAGTGAGCTGTGCACGCATGTTGTTATCTCCTTGTGTCGGTTACTTTTCCCAGGGTTTCTTGAACGTTCCACTAGTAGTAGGTTCACTAATTGTAGGCACATTTGCTGTTGGTGTTGGTGTAGGAGCAAATGGTGGAAACGGTGACGGTGGACCAGGTGTAGTTTGAGTTATCGCATTTAACCTCTCTTCCAGTTTGACGATTTCCTCCTTCCAAACATCATAGAAGAGCTTATTAGTAATATCCATCTCGACGTTGAGACCGATATTACTCTTAGCATAATCATCTCCTATTTGTTCGGTGGACACGAGATACTGCAACTTAGATTTACCTGCTTGAGCGTCCCATTCAGAACGCTTCGAAAACTGATAAATCTCAGAGAACTGGCCCGGAATGATACCGGCTACTTTGCTTCCGTATGTGACAATCGGGTTCACCTTGGTAACTTTAACAGATGAACCAGATCCTTCAATCTTAACGCTAGGGACAGGATGGGCAATCCAGATAATATGACAAGGAAGAGTACGACAAATATCCAAAGCCTGAGTAACCAGTGAGGTCTCAACTTTGTACTCATCCCAATCTGGAATTATCTTGTCCTTGTCCTTGTTCTTCTTGTTGTCTCTGAATCCTAGACTCCAATTAACAGCACCTGCTGTCATTGTAGTTACGGAATCATTGATACAAGCAGCGTAACGGCAATCCTTCTGAAGCTGAAACAGCTTAGTGAGGAATTGCCCAGCGTTATGAGCGCCGTAAACATCATATTCGATATTTTTCAGCAACTCAGGAGCATGAACCTTGAGGAATTGGACAAGCTCAATTGGACCTTTCTTGTCCCAATAAGCAAGCCAAACTGGACCTAGCCGTGCAAATGTAGCAGCGGCTATGGTCTTTCCGAATCCCCACGGTCCTTTCAATAGGAAAGACGTAGGCGCATCAAGACTAAGCTGTTCTAGTTTCACGCTTTGTCCTATCCGATTGAGTTCGTTTGTTTGTTTTGCAAGTAACACAAACCATTCTGAACTTGCCAGGACCGTCCTTACGCTGCTGCTTCAATGCTCCACACTTATTGCAGCGTTGTTCAAGAGCTAATTGTCTCTTTTGCTCCAGAACCTGCTTCGTGATGTCCTCACGGGGGCTTTCGTTAAACGGTTTCCTAACTGCCACTTTATTAAAAGAAGCAGCGGGAATATGAGCACCAAGGTCCAAATCATCTTCATCATACATAAGTGTTATTTGGAAAGTTTAGCTTGAATTTGCTCGTAGCCCCTTCGATTGTGTTCTCTTCGATAATCAGATTCTGAACAACGTTGTTAGTGAATGGATGCTCAAGCTGTGCGTGATGACCAGCAATCGAGATACCATACTTATTGAGATTGAACTTGCAACCTCTATAAGTAACGCGATCGATGGGAGCTGAATCACCAACCAGCAAAACCTGAGAATCACACTCAATGTCAGCACCAAATACATCGAAGTATTCGGGACCACGAGTGAGCAGGGCAAACCAACCAGTTCCACCCATTTCAGGCTTGTTAGTTCTGAAAATTCCACCATTAACTTTAACCTGTGTTCTCTCAGGGAACATCAAAGCAGCATCATTACCTGTAATGTTGAAACAGCCACCGACATTCTGCATATCGCAGTTATCGATGACTACACCCTGCAATGAGCCTCTTGATGGAGTAAGAACAATACCATATCCTACCTGTGCTGACTGCCAGCAATTACGTAGGACATTATTCTTGAACAGAACGTCCCAACCATCCTTAATCTCGAAGTGATTCTTGACCTTCGGATAATTGGCAACTTTCCACTCCAGCGGCTTATCAAACAGACAATCCTCAATAACAACATTCTTAATGTGATTTCCTGGAATCCACGGCCTGTCGCCACCTAGCATAAGATTGTTGCTAGCGGCTTGAAGATGTAGATTCTGGAAAGTCAATTGACCTGGAGTATTTAGGACACCAATAGCTTGGCTATCCTGACCTACAGGTGAATAACAGTCCAACAGAGATACATTGCGAATTGTAGTTTCAGCAGAATTGACTTCAATGAATCGTTTTCCGCGATAGGTCGGAACGTCAAATCCCTCAAGCAATAGCTTACGTGGGACTTGTTCTAGTGTCGTCTGTCTTTCACCGTTCCATCCTAACCTAATCATTTCGGTACCTCCTACGGCTCTTCGTCAGGGTCTTCATCTAATTCTTCATCATCATCGTCATCAGATTCAGGCTCTTCGCATTCTTCACGCAAATCGCCAAGCATCTTATCAAAATGCTTTTTAACATTATCTAATTCTTCAGCCTCAATATTATCATCGTCGGTTACGTAATCGTCGAGATACATATTGAGAGCATTAACTATCTGTTGCCTGGTAACTGCCATGCCAGCTCCTTTTAGATATCCATATCTTCGTCTGGTCGTTCTGGTTCCATAACCACGACCTTACCAAGCCTATCTCTAAGCGATACAACCCTATCCTCGTGCAATTCAGCAATGGCTTCAGTCGCCCTTGCCTTATTCACGAATTTAACTGCTCCATCAGGATCTTGCACTTTCATCTTTCCACAATTCTTACAATGTGGACGTGCAAGTTTGACGGAATACTCATTCATGGTAAATTCACTACCACAAATGTGACAGATTGACTGCTTACCAAGAGCGAATGCAGCATCAATCTGGAAATTACAATCAAGCACACAAAAGTATACTTGACGACCACCTCTAAAGGTGTGCCTTTTCAGCTTGTGAACGTGCTCCGTCGTCTCCTTTGCCATCGTCAGCCCCAAGGTAAATTGCGTTGTAAACTTTGACAAGCCAATGTGCAACTAAAGTTGGTCCAACATCGGCTATGAAGTCACCATATTCAGTTGTTATACGATAGCGATCGAGTTCTTGAATGTATTTTAAATTCCATGTTCCAGGAGGAAATGATACGTTGCTTATGATTGGTCTTGACATTTACGAACCAGTTGGAGAATCGGCCCCAACAACTTCATCTCCCTTTTTTCTGTCTTCAACTTGCTCAGATGTCTTCTTCAAGCCCTTAGTAACGTCCCAAGGCTCACCTTTCTTGAAGAATTGAACAAGTTTGAATTCAGCGGCTTCACGTCCTGAACTATCACAGACCTCGAAATATTCGCATTTACGATTGAACTTGTCGCAGGAAGTCTCATTCAACGGCCAGTAATCATCAGCCAAACATTCGACATAATGATCAATGACCTTGATGACATTCTGCTTCCATTGTTCAAGGTAAACAGGGTCAAATGATAGTGGGACTCGAATGAACTTCTCGTGGGCTGGAACCGTCTTTTGGAATCCAATCTTGTTAACTACGAGGAAATTGCTGTTCAGCGCATTCACGTAGTTCTTGAACTGATTGGACATCCGAGTAGTATTGTATTGACGGTCGTAGGATTTGTGGTCGAGTGGTAGGTTTGTGTATTGATTGTCAGTGATGATAAGGTCAATCTTACCTGAGAGATAGAACTTCCAGGCATCCGCTTCATGCAGCAGGTATAGGATTGATTTCTCAACGTCATTGATTTGGAAACGCTGGTCAACAACTCTCCAGTGATCGAAGTATTCTTCCATTACATCGATTACACGGAGAATCTCATCTACGTCCAAATCAGTATCAATACCGGCCAGCCGAACGGCTGATAATGCCTTTTGAACTGCGTCAACGTATGGGACGTTGATTTTGATTAGCTCGTAATACGTTTCACAAGCTAAATGGACTAGTGTTCCACGATCGAGCGGCTTGGCAGGAATCAGAGGATGAATGTTGCGGACATAACGATAGTAATACTTACGCTCGCACATGCGAAACGTGTCGTATTGGCTAATGTCCATTACGATGTTGAGTTTACCAGCAGTCATCGTTGGCTTTCCTGATAAGGAGTATTGTCATGAACATCATCAAGACGTATATCACGATTTGTTTGATTCTCTCAAGTCCACAAGGAACTCCTTAATCTGTTTAACTGCATCCTTGTAGCCCTGAACAGTTCCCTCAGCGTATTTGTTGATGAGCTTTTCTTCAAGCGTTTCATCAGATCCATCAAAGACTACTGAAGCATCAAACTCAGATACCTGCTTGATTATATCTTCCATCAAGGCATCCATTGCATCCGTAACGCACACAGTGCAAATGGGCCAATGTGGATGCTTATTTTGACAATGCTCTGGAAGATATACCCTCCACATCATCAGTCTGACTCCTTAATATCAGCATGTGCTCTAAATCTAGTATGCTCGTTGATTGCCTGTTCAAGCGCATATGCAACAGCACCTAATTCAATGTCAGGATTCTCCACGACAGAACTGAGAGTAAACTGTTGCTGTTTACCTTCATCAGTCCGAATTAGAATTTTGATTTCGAGCTTTCTGTTCATTGGGTTGTCCGCCTTCTTTTGGAGAGATATACCAGTAAGCAACCGAATAAAAGCCTCGTCGATGTAGTCAGTCAATTTGGCCCTCTGTAATACGTGCCGTCTTCATTGAAGTAGAAGCACGCAAAATAACCATCCTTCTTGATTGACAGGACAGCAGTTGGCCTCACAAACTTAATCGGTGGATGACACTCAAAATAACATTTGTATCCTGATGATACAAACATTTGCCTCATCTTGAGTGCATTGTCAACACCGGCTGGACTGCTAGGCTTTTGGCTCCTTATACGAGCACAATTCCAACATGGTCTAGGATCACCCCATAACCATGTCCCACATTCCTTGCAGGGATTTAGTTGTTTTGGCTCACTCATTATTGTCCTTTGTTGTTTGATAAGTTAAGAAGAGACTCAGAGGCAGTCCCTTCCTAGTTCATCAAACAGTTTCGATGTCTACTTCAATCGGCTTGCGCTTCACGACTCGAACGATTTCAACAATCGAAACTTCAGTCAGGTTCTTGTTCTTCTGAAACATATCCTGAGCATGTCTGATTGCTTCGTCCAGAGTCGGATGGCCCCACTTATTGATGAAGACAGTCGGACTTCCAACATAGAACTTGTTTTCAGTCAACTGCTCCTTTGTAATCGGCATGGCGATGAGTGCCTCTTTGTTGATTTCGACCACAATTTCCTGACCAATCAAATCATTCAAATCCATAGAGACTCCAGTCCTCGGACCAGTTCTCATCAATCCTCGTTCTGCCATTAGCTTTTGCCTCACTTCTACTTGTTTACGAGTTCTAAGCCTACGTCCATTAAATGTAAACTGGTCAGTGTATGCTTTCTGATAGTAAGTGCTAGGACTTTGTCGATCACAATGAACAACACGGTCCTCATCAGGAAGCGAATCAGCACCATGCTGAATGTAATAATCTTCATCAGGATACAAATCGATGTAATCTTCAGCGGCCATTAGCCTCTATCCGTTTCAAGACAACAATACCATCAAGCTGATTAGCACAGCGCAAGAGTTGCATGATCACATACTCATTTAGAGATTGATCCTTTGCCTTCCGGCGCCATTCATCTATTAACTTTTGCAACTCATCTATTTCTTGAGTATTCATTATCCCTCCGTCTTCAAGAAGAGAAGGAACATACTTACAAACGAAGCAGCAGCTAGAATTGAAAGCTTAATGTAATGTGGATGTGGAGAAAGAAGGTAAGCAAGGATAGCAAGTGGAACCCATGCTAGACATCCAATCAACACCATAGCAGTCTTGAATGTTTTCAATCTAATCATCCCTTCCGCCAAAGAAGCCAGCAATCAATGCTAATGCAAGGTGAGCTAGAACCCAAGTAACTCCTATCACCTTACAAGCATGATTGATGACTTCTTTGACTGCTTCAGGTGTCCACATCAAACTGCGTGACTTATATTCGGCCTAATTGTATTCTTGACCAATCGCGGCTCATTAGCGGCTGGTTTGACAGTAGCATCCTTAAACATCCGAATGCCAAACTGTCTCTCCTTCTTAATGACCCGATGCTTAGCAGTTCCCTTTGCCTTATGGGAACCTTTCGTTTTGGTCTTCTTCTCATGCCAGCGAATCCACTTTGTAATACCACTACGCATGGTGAATTCAAATGGCCTGAGCTTCTTGCCTTGGTCAAACTTGAGAAGAGCTACTTGAGCAATCGTTGGCGTGAAGTAGAAATACCTCGTACCAACTCTCTCTTCTCGATACCTGTTCTGGTCAAACAGTGAGAACCGAATCGATTGTAGGTCTACGCTGATGAATTTGGCTTCAGGGATTGCATCACGTAGTGCATCGGCAATCATACAATGGTGCGAATTTCTCACCTCTGCGTTGTCGATATGATGCTGGTCCACATGCAGCCTAATTGACCTAAGCGTCTCTTTCATCGTTTGTTCATCCTTTGTTGTTGTGTGTTAGCTCCATGAGAGAGAATGCAATATCTTGTATGGCGTTCTGGTAAGGTGGCACTTTGAAGCTGCCCAAACTTACCGTCTTACTACCACCGTCAGATAGAGTATTGACACAATAGATGTTAACATGATCTCCCATGTGCTCTGTGTGATACTCCGTCTTGACAACATGTGGCTTGTGATATTCCCTTACTTTAGTAACGCGCCATACCTGCTCAACCTTCTGAGACAAGCGAGCTGAATTCTGTAGCTCAAGCTCAGTCTTAGTGTGGTTATCACAGATGTAAAGATGTCCATCTCGCACTTCCAATGCAATGTAATGCTTTGGAATAGTCACGAGGTATCGAGCTGGAGGCATCCGAACTAGCACTGAACCAGTCCAGAATATGCTTCGACCTCCAAATGCTTCATTCAACTTGAATTCGAGGCCCATTGCCTCACCAGCACGCATCAAGTCACCGGGATAAACTCCCTTAATCTTGAATGCTCCGCTGATTTTGGCAATCTCTTCAGCACAATCATCCACTCTGGCACCAGTGAATATCGAAAGAACGGCTGGGCCACAATAGATATTGAAGCTATCGAAGTTGTTTACTTCCATCTATTGCTCCCTCTAAAGCTAGTTCCTAATACTCAACCAGATAACTTTGAGCTCATCATCTCGGTTATCAAGCAAGTTAACTAGAAGTGTGCCACCTGTAATAGTCCGTTCATTGCCTATCTCTAATCTAAAATCAACGCCTACATAATAGTCTTTATGTATCTCGCTGAGTTCAGATAGTTGAGCAATTAGCTCACGAACTGTCTTCATGCCAAACCAGCCTTCTTTAACCTATACTGAATGAATTCCTCGTAGATAAAGACGATATCTTTCACAAACTCTACTACATCGTCATCATCTAATCCATGCTCGTCTGCAAACCCGTGAATTGCCTTCTCAATACGATCCCCGTATTCTTTCGGAATATCCGGCACACCTAACCTCCCTTGAGATACTTAATCATTACTTGGAACTGTAACCATTCCTTGTAGATACCAGCCGCAAGAACAAGAGCGGCTAGGAGAAGGAATAGTATCGTGAAGCAGATATCGAACCAATCCTTCTGCTTACGTCTGACGTCTACCATGTTGTTGCTGTTGCAGTTGACGAGTAGACTTTGGTTCTCGGCTTCTAATCAATGGATAGCAATAGGTGACTTGCACGAATGTCTTTTGTTCTGCGTAGATATCACCAGCTTCATGCCCATCCACAGATTCCTCTGGATGAATTGGACGCATTACTATCTTAACGTCCAAGTTCTCATCGAAGCCCTCCAGAGCGGCTTTCAAATCTTTGACTGTAGTCATTACTTGAATCTCCGCTTGTAAATCTTCACTTCCTCCGGACTTGCTTCCTGAAGTGAACCCGGAGTAATTTCCGGGTCACCGTCAGCTTCAGCGATTGTGACTGATTCCTCATCATCAATCATTTCTCTTGCTTTGCCTATGGAATCAGCCTCTACTACAACTACTTCTCTAACCATCCATTGGCGAGTTGCGCTGTAGAATGGCATTAGAGCTTCCACGCTTTCTTGCCTTTGGTCACTAGAATCATTGCAAGGTCAGACATGAGAGAGTTCTGGTCCCACTGGATTTCTTTGTTATCCAGAGCACCAGCTACGATTGCCCTCTTCTGTTCAACTAATTCTGTGAAATATTCATCGATAGTCTCACTGACGATTGAATAGTTCACAACTACAGCATTCTTTTGACCGTAACGATGGAATCTGGCCTCAGCCTGTTCCTCGTTAGCAGGATTCCATTGCCTTTCCATCATAATTGCATCAGCGCAGAACTGAAGGTTCAATCCTTCACCTGCTGCTAGAGTTGATGCAATCATAACTCTGGCTTTTTCATCCTCACGGAAGCGAAGCGCCAACTTATACCTGTCGTCTGCCGAGAGAGAACCTTTCATCAACAGCGGCTTAGCCAAAGCCATCTCTTGCATGAACTCAACACATTCGACTGCTAACAGTTCCATTACATCTTGATGATGAGTGAATACTGTCAGCTTTCTGTCATTCGGCTGGGATTCCAAGAATTCCCGAATTTGCTCCGCAACTGCTGGAACCTTACTCAATCCAGTAATATGACGCATCTTAGCCATGATTGCGATTTTAGCAGCTCCCTGCTCCATCGCATTCATGTCATCGTCATACAGGATATCGTCCAGTTCCTTGATAAGATCAATGTATGCTTTCTTGACCTTGCCATCCATCTCCACATGGAAGAATCGACGGCTGAACTCTGGCAAATCCTTCAGAACCTCATCCTTCGTTCTACGGATGATAAAGTCTTTCGTTTCTTCCGCGAACTTGTTTGGATTCTTCAGTCCACCAACCTTGTATCCCCAACCGTTGTTATACGAATCGCACTCCTGTTCAATGAACCGGGAGTAATTCGGATAACGTCGCGGCTGGACAAGATTAAGGACAGTGAAGTATTCACCAGCATTGTTCTTGATAGGAGTTCCAGACATTGGCAAGATATGAGGAACATTCTTGCACAACTTCTGGACTGCCTTTGCCCGCTCACTGAGATGATTCTTAATGCGCTGACATTCATCAAGGATAACGAACTTAATGTCATCCTTAACATACTGCCAGACGTTCTCATTCTTGGCCATCTCGTAAGTTACAATGTAGACATTGAATCCGGGAGCACAGAATTCTTTACCACTCGAAATAACCTGAGTGATAAATCCTTCTCTACCACACCAGCGGTCAATCTCATGTAGCCATTGCATCTTAACTGTAGCAGGCGGAAAGATTACACAGGGTAGAAGTTCATCTTTGTGAAGCTTCAAGAGTGCTAATGCTTGCACTGTCTTACCCAATCCTTGCATATCTGCAAGAATCGCACGTGCATTAGCAGCTTCAATTCGCTTCACGCCTTCGATTTGATACGGCATCAATCTCTTCCCATCGGAAGAAACGATATTCGTATACGTATCGTCGGCTGAACCTAACCTACCCTCAGTGACTAGGTGTCCGCACTCAAGAGTAATTAAGAAATCATTCCCAAGTGGAACCCTAACCAACTCAACTGCAATCTTGCCACAAGGCTTTCCAGTCTCCTTGTCAATTGCTGGGCATGTTTGCTTGATGATTGTTGATAGGGCCATCTATGCTTTGTTCTCCTTTACTGCTTACTTGCACGTTAGAAGATACAATCTCTTATATCCTCTAATCTACAAGTAAAGCGAAAGGGATTCTAGCTCCCACCAGAATCCCTCCCCCTCACTTACACTCTTACTTCAGCCTGCTTGAGTCTAGGAGCGTTCCTATACTCTTTGTCGCAAATCTCACCATACATGTCGAGAATTGCGTCCTGAAGCTTGTCAAGCAATTCAGGTGCAGAAGGTCGAAGGAAGAAGAAATTTCTTGAGTTCCCTTCCTTAAACTCCGTTTTTGCCATCGGGAACATTACGTAACGACCCTTTTCAGGGTCATCACAGATTGTGAACCCAACCAGATGAAACCCACTCAGTGGGGAATCTCCAGAGAATTCAACTGCCGCCTTGCCTACGCGAATTCCCTGCTTGATGAGAAACTTCTCAACCTTAATCTTTGCTTCCACTGTGCCGTCTCCTACGTGAACTTGAGCGTTGAAACGTCTAGCTTACCAGAACCTTCTTGTCTCTTTTTCTCCTCCTGTTCTATCTTCTCAAGCATCTTGTCTTGAGCGTCAAGGGCTTTGCGTTCTAATGCCCGTCTTATCCTCTCTTCTTCCGTCACGATAGTAGGTTCAGAAGGCCCTTTACTTCCAAGTTCCTTCTTCAGTTGCTCTTCTTTTCTAAGAGCTTCTGGTTCCTTTCTCGCTTGAGAAACCATCTTAGCAAGCATTTGGTCTAGCTCACTTTCTGGAATCCCAAGAGCAGCCATTTTATCTCGCATCTTCTCTAACTTACTCATGCGGGCAGAACGCTGCTTGACTTTATTAAGAGAATCAGAAACCGTTGGGTCTGGCCCGACTGGTTCAACTCTCCAAGCCTTATTACCTTTCTTTGCGGCTCGGTTTCTCTTCTCTTCGGAAGCAGCCATAATTCTGGCTTTAGCTTCTCTTGCTATATCCTCCAGTTCATGAATGTGCTCATCTAAATCAGCATCACTCATTGGCTGAACTAGGACAGCTTCCTCATTGAAGAACTTAGAGTGTTTCTCTTCGTTTACAGTCACAGTCTTTGCATTCCTCCCTTCTCGAACGTATGGGAATCTAAAAGGATTAGCTAAGACCCCATAATCGTCGAAGATTCCACGAGCAATCTGAACCCGCATTTGATGATGAGCAGTAACCCAATCTGGCTTGATGCAGTTGCAATTCCAACAACGCATCCGAAGAACATCGTTGTATCGTTTGCAATAGTCACAATTCCAGTGTTGGAATGCTATCACCGTTTGAATCGGCCTTCGGCTTGCTCTTGATTAGCCTCAGTCCACCTTGGAACGCCTTCAATCTTCCATCGAAGCTTGTCAATCCATAATGGACAGCCAAGCATTTGAGCTAACTTGTATAGGAAGACTGACAAGTAATGTCTCATACTGCCTCCCTTTATTAGAGCATTCAATGGACGGGGCCAGAGACTAGTCACTGTAACTCTGGGACAATCGATTACACCCATTGTGCAGAGGGTAACCATTGAATGCTCTAATAAAAGAATGGCTCGGGCTATCTGGGTCACTACCGAGCCTCCCTGTAGAGCCTAAACTCCTTGCGGTAGTATCTAGCACTTGGCAAATGCTAGTAGCTCGGACCAGACGGGAACTGATTACCTATAATTCCTGAATTTCTCGGGCAGAGCAGCATCAATCTTGAAGGCATTATCACCTGCTGAGAAGAAGTCAATTGCTTCTTCATTCTCTTCAATGATACGCCTGTATTTCTCTGCTTGCTCTTTGTAATGCACTGCTCGGCTTACCATACCGCGGTCTTTGCAGTATTGCTCCGATACGATGCAGTCATGCAGCCAACCACGGTAATACCTAGCAAGCACCTTAGCGAAACCAGAGTTACCTTTCGAGTTGGTTTCTGATTGCGTATTCTTGCTTGCTGTAGTCGTCCGTGATTTTCTTGAGTTCGGCATAGTTCGCCTGAATCCTCTGGACAAGCTCACGATTCTTTGGTGTGTCCTTCACCAAGCTCGGACTAAATGCTGTCGTTTTCTCTCCACCATCAGGCGTGAAATCATACCAGAACTCATCAATCTTCTTGAACTGGCTTTCACCATACCGGATAACAAGGAGTTTCGTAGCATCTAGCTGAAACTCAATTGCTCTCACTATCACTTCACCTCCCATTACAATCATCTCAGCAAGATGATTTTAATCGGAGGGGGATGGCTCTCTTCGATTTACGGCATACATCGGAGAGCCATCCTGCTCACTATATAATATCGCGCATTCTGCACCTCTACCTTGATGCTGGGTCGTTATTAGTTGGCTATTAGGTAGCCACCCTTTTAGCTACTCCATCAACTCACCTCAATCAATCGTTGGAGAGAGTAACCATGCATCAATCTCAGCAACCTGTGCTTTGATTTTTGCTGATGCTTCTTTGCCTTCTCGTCTGTGACTACGACGTTCACCGGGAATTGAATGCGGCTTTCTTCCACGTAATGATTTCGCAAGGCTTGGATTTCTCTCAAGCATGAGAATCATTTTGCATTCAACTGCCTCTGGTTCATTAATAGTTCCGCATTTACATTGCCACGTTTTATGGTGGCGCGGATTCTTAATGGATTTGTTTGGATTGTCTGAATGAGTAATTATTTTGCTCATAATATACTCACTCGGAATTGAGTGTCACCAAAAGTGGACACACGTTTCGTAATGGCACAGAACGTGTCGGAACCTGTCGGAACGTGTCGGAAGCGGTCGCGCATTTCGGAATGCCTCAGACCCCTGCTAAGTGTAACACGGACGGGGGTTTAGAGTCAAGCGGAAACGTGCAGACCCCCCGGCATTTTCTGACCCCTACCCTATCCTCCCGACACTACCTATTCCATATTATTATATATATAATATATATATTATATATATAATGAAATATAAGTGTCAGGGGGAGAGGGTGGTAGGTCGAAAACAGGGGGAGGGTAGAACGGTGTCCGATTGTGGGAAAACCCCAAAAACCTTAGCAAAAACGCGCGTTTTCGGGGGTTTGTGGCGTTCCGAAATCCGCGATGTCTGACGAAACAATCCGACACGATACGACACGTTATTCGACTTTACGAAACGTGCTGGCATCGTTCGTTCTATTCCACACTCAATTGTGATAGCTTATTTAGTTTCTCTCGTGGGATTTGAGAAAAACACGGTTAACCTATACACCGTAAGGTTTCGCTGGGAAAGAATCTATATATTAGATTGCCCAGCTTGCAGGGTGCTTACTCTCCGAACTTCTTGGCGAAACCGGGACGGATGATGTTGACTGCATCTTCCAGTTCCAATCCAAGACCTTTCGCGTAATTGCGAACAGCAGTCCTGAATGTGAGCTGGACTTCCGGACTCCACACGCTGGAAACGTATTCCGCGAGCGGGTCAGAAGCAGCCTCATACATGGCTTCGTTATAGCCACGAATGAGGTAGTTCAGAAGAGTGCCCTGCTCGGAAGTAACAACTTCCATGAACTGAGCAACTGAAGTCGGAAGCGTTTCCGGCTTGGACTCATCGAAGTTCTCGAAGGTGATAATCGTGGGATTCTTTCCACGAGTCGCACCAACCTTGAGACGTGAACCTACTCCAGTCCGAGTAGCATTCACTGCGGCAGCCTCTTTCACTGCCTTGTCACGCGCTGTCTCCTGAATTTCCTTCTGCTCTTCACTCATTTTAGCTTCTCCCTGAATGCATTAGGATTGACTACCTAATGACTAATGAACGCCGCCCGGCCTTACGGTTTTGGTCATTCCCCAAATTGTCCGCCCGAACCGAAGGCCGAGCGAAGCGAGGCAAGACCATTATACCATAAGGCTGCCCGCCATGCAAGCGTTGTTTCAGAAAAATTGCCGTTTCTCGCCCCAACTGCTGACGAGTGCCTAATTTTTCGTCCGTTAACGACAGGATACACAGCGAGCAGGTCACCTAATGCTATCATGGAATTACTACAGCGCGAAGCTGTATCCACAATAGACTTACTTAGGCAACCGTTTTACCCTTAGAGGGTAATCCAATTCTCCTACGTATGGTGACATTTCGCCTCCAGTAAGAGAAACTAAATAAGCTATCACAGACCTTTGCTCTCCATTAGAATGCTATTGATACGACGGGCAAGAGAATTACTATTTAGGATATTCCCATTTCCACTCCAGTCCAGCAATCCTCAAAGCATTCTCGATTAAGTCTCTGAGGATTGTGAAATGACAGTGTTTTGGATAGAATGTGAACGTCAGAACTACTTTCATCGCTTCAGGTTAACCTGCACCGTGCGAATGCGGAATGAATCACGAACATCTCCACCAAGTTCCGGCTCAGAGACAATCTTGGAGAGATGATGATTAACCTCACCATAGACCATTTCCATAACCTGACTGGTGTGAGTATCGGCAGTCTCAGAGGCAACAACAGCGTTACCCATGAGGCTAATGAGAATTTTCATACTGACCTTTCCGCCCGTCCTATCAATAGCACTCCCTTTTAGTATGAGCACCTGATTAGACTATTGATTATTCCGTGTATGCACGATTCAGGACGCTTGCCGCTGGTTAACTCATTGGAGTATCCCGAACGATTGCCCCATTGGATTATCTCAATAGCCTAATCAGATGCTCAGTCTATCCATAACGAGCACTCAATAAGAGGTATGGGCAATACCGGCAAGCAATTGGACAGTGAACAGGACAGCCATGTAGGAATGAATTAAGCTTTATCAGCCTGATACTACATTACGCTTCTACCGTGCGTAACCACGGTTCAGGGCTTACGAATGTTTGTGGAGCACCTAGATGGGGTCAATTGAAAACACTGTGTTTGCGAGGATGGTATGCCATCGTATCCGTAAACCCATACATCTTATTGAATGCTCATCATGGAGCCCCGCGCACTACCCATCCTATACCTTTTGATGAGTAGTGCGCGAAGCGCAGGGAGAGCAAAGATGGCGCTTATCTGAATTGTATGTCTTATACATGGCCCACGTTAGGAGTTACTTACCGTGGTGATTGTGGTCAACAGTGAGAGCAACTAGCCGCTCAGTAGGACTGACTACCAAGCGAGGAAACGCGATGTATTGCGCTTGCGCCATATCGTGACGGCGCTTCTCATTGTTAATGCGGCGCTTTCTCACATCCTTACGGATGGTATTGAATGCGCTTAGTCTCGAATGATGGTGCTTTGGATTCATATTGATACCTCAGCGGGCCATCTACAAGACATACAATCCAGAACTAGTATATATGCTGCGGGTATCTCTTATGGCTTATCCTATGCAATAGACGGTAGATTGTCATTTCCTGCATAGTGTCGGCCTGCATATAACCCCGGCACTAACTAGACCCTTTGTTGAACCGTTCTTAATGCCCATCTTGAGTTAGGGCCGATTGCTAGCGGGTTACTCATTACCCGACGCTACAGCGTAACTCTTGAATCGCAATCCAGAACCATGAGATGATTCGGGAACGGAGCCGACACGATTTGCATAGTCCAGCACGATTCGACGGCCATGCGCAGTGGACTACTGGGCTGTGTTTACGGTATGCGCTTTCAGCATACGCCATACGATTGGATACGTAGGCAGGAGACAAAACCCCACGCAAACGACCAACGGTCAGAGGTAGATTTGCCGAATTAGAGCATAGCACTCCAAGGTTGCGGTTTACGCTCCGGGCAACGCACCCGGCTTACGGGAAGATATAATGCATGGGTAATACCAAGGGGGGAACACAACGTTTAGTGCGCCCTAGAGTATCGCATACTATATCTTGTGGTGTTATGTTGACATATATTGTCAGTGACAAGCATTATTTGTCAATACTATATGTTGTGGTCCCCCTCCCCCTACCATCAACTAATAGTGGTCCCATGTTGGCATGAAAATTGCGGAGGTGGAACGAGATAGTCATTGTCCAAATATCAAAATATACCCCAAGCCACGCCATGATAGCGCGGAAAAAGCTATATAATACTAAAATTTTATAAAAAAACCCGGAATGCAAATCGTGAACCGCTCATTTACTGAACCCTTCACTCGCTACGCTCGTCTTTCCTAGGGAATTTGCAGGTTTTGCACTTGACAATCGCGCCGAGGTATGAGACAATTTGACCATCCCTACGTCCGCTTTTCTAGTATAGTAACCTAATATAGGTCTATACCTGGAGTTGTATCATGCTACTTAGTGATGAGGAAATCCAAGAGCGTTTGGAATCACCACTGAATCTCCTTAACCGGCTGAGAATTGCAACCACTCCAGCCGTTCCTGCCAATATTCCATGTCTTCCACCGAAAACGGAAGATTTGGATATTGATGTTGAAGGAGAAGTAGCCGTTTCCCAGCTTAGAGGAAAAGCAGCTCGTATTATGGGCCGAGCATTGACTGCTCTTGAAGGCCGTGTTCAGGATATCGAAAAGCCTGAGCGGCTTGCTCGTATTGCGGCTGAAATGCATAAGGTTGTAGCTAATACTGAAGATCCAAATAAAGCTAAAACCTCCCAAATCATTGTATATGCTCCACAAATCATTCAAGAATCACACTTTCAGGAGCTTACTCTTAAGGAGGATTCGCAGTGAAGAAGTTTCTGATTGCGGCTGCATTGCTTCTGTTCGCAACTACCGCATTCACACAGCCAATTCCAGCTACAGGAGCTAGCAGGTTCACATGGACAATCGCAAGTCCTACACTTGCTGATGGTCAAGCTTACACCTACAAAGTATATGCCGATGGTTCTACTACCGGCATTACTCTTACAGGAGTCACTTGCACTGGAACAGTTGCTCCATTCGTATGCGAGGCTCCTATTCCAGCTTTCACTCCTGGTAACCATACAGCTACTCTCACTGCTTCCAATATTGCCGGGGAGAGTGCAAAGAGCGACCCTTTAGGTTTCAATTTCGTCGTAACCCCAAGTAAGCCTGGGAACTTCGGCCTGAAATAATGGAACCAAGCATGGATGTCGAATTCACCAAATGGCTCGTAACCCTAGGGGTCGGCGGCGTATTGGCTGGGTTCATGTTCGTGTTTTACCGCAAAGACGTAAAGCAATACACCGAGCTTTGGCGGGTAACGGCTGAACAGTTAATGAATGTAGTTAAGGAAAACACTGCTTCAAACTCTAAACTAATTGCGCTGATTGAGAACCAAGAACGTAACATGATGCGCAAAGAAGATATTGGACTACTGCTTGATAGCCAACGTAAAGTCTTAGAAGGACAACGCGTGGCTCATACAGATTCGCTCGAAGAGAGGAGAAATAGGTAATGCCGAATATTGGAACGGCTACAGTTACCGCAACGACGGGTGCTGGTGTTGCAGTTACCGCAAAGGTAATTAGCAATATCCAGTCATTTGCCGTTGACATCGTCAAGCAGGTCTTGAGTTTCTACCTGGTGAATAGTGACCTTAGTAGTCCTCCCCTTCAGTTTGCCCTCACCGGAACCGTTACATTTACGGCTACTATTTCTAGTGGAGCTTGGACCATTACGGTTGTCGCAAGCTAAGAGGGCAGCGAGACTCCTGCAACAAATCAAATGCCAGCTTTGATGGGTGGAGTTGTAACGGAAATTGCGGCTAATACACCCTATGCGGTTCCTCCGGGGCCGTATAGGGTGATAGCTATGAATGCATTGACTTACTCTGCTACTATTGGCGGAGTATACGCTGCATTAACTGGAGCTACGACTGAACCAGGAGCACTCATTTCTAGTGGATTTATTCAGTGTGCAGTTTCGACTACCATAATCATCAAGAGAATCAATACAATCGAACGAAATCTTGCTGGATTGGTTGGTAGAACGAATACCGTAGCGTATTGGAGACAGAACGAACAGTTCGGCTCTACGTTCTACGATTCGATCAATCAATTCCACATGACGAAACCGGCTGGTATTACTTTGGACCAGCCAGGAATAGTTTCGACTCAGAAAGCTGCACTTTACGATGGAGCATCTTCCGCTAGTGTAGTTGCAGACCCATTATCTGGTGTCTCTGCACTTAGTGTTGAAGCTCTCGTAAATAATCCAGCCTGGGCAGTTGGTCATGAAATGTGCTGGAGTAATTCAGCCAGTGCAACTTATGCCAGCTTTGATTCTGGTAAGCCAATTATGTCTTTGCGGCTAGTTGGATTGCAATTCATTAATCGTGCTTTGGCTGCACTGTCACCTAATACCTGGTATCACGTTGTTTGGGCTTGGAAATCTGGTGAATCAATTCGCTTGTATGTCAATGGTGCTGAAGTTGCTAGCGAAGATTTAACTGCTAGAACTGGAACCGTTGATCCTGCTGGAACAATGTATCTCGGTTCATTCGGTGGTGCTTCATTGTTCTTCTCAGGATACATGGCTAACGTTGCTATCTATTCAAAGAGGTTGACTCCTGCTGAAATATTTGAGCGTGCACAGGTGAGACTAGCATTATGGTAGCACTCATGATTGGCCCGCCTCAAGTGATGACTCAAAATCAAGTTTACGCTGTCCCTTCCCAATCAGTAGTGATTCAAGCAACTGATGATCTTGAATCTTCAATGTTTGAAGCTGGCCCATTTGTTGCATTCACTACTTCCATCGTCACCTTTCCATATATCCGCTGCACAACGTCTAGTCCTACTGTAAAGCTTTTTAAGAATTCTGCTGGGTAATGGACATCCTAATCCCAAGAGGGAAGGATGCGGTAGTTGAAAATCTTGTAAAGGAATGGCGCCCATTCCCTAAACAAGAACTATTCCTTGCCATTCCCGATTCGATTAAAGAAGCTTTCTACGGTGGTGGTGCAGGTTCCGCGAAGACTGAAACCTTGATGATGTTGCCAATCGTAAGAGGTTGGCATGAGAATCCAAGGTTCAAGCAACTCTTCTTGCGTAGAACCAACCCAGAACTAAAAACAGAAATTATTCCTAGGATGAAGCAGATTTATCCTAGGTTCGGTGCTACCTGGAACGGTCAGGATTTGACGTGGACATTTCCATCTCCTGATCAATATGGTAGCGGCTTGCGTGGTAATGCTGGTGCAGTTATCACATGCGGTCACTGTGAAACAGAAGACGATGTTCACAGATATGACGGCATGGAAATTAATCTGTTTACACCAGATGAGTTAACATCTCTCACGCAGTGGATTTTTCTTTACATTGGCTATACCAGAACCCGTGCTCCAATCGGTAGCGACTTACCGGAAATCATTCGAGCCGGAGGTATGCCGGGTGATATTGGTCATAGCTGGGTTAAGAAAAGGCTAATTGATCCTGCTCCTAAAGGGTCAACGATTATCGTTGGTCGTGGCGGTAATAAACGGATTTATATCCACGCTACATACCTCGATAATCCACATCTTGGCGAAGCTTATGGAAAGACCCTTGCTGGTCTTCCTGAGGCTGAAAAGAAAGCCAAGATGGGAGATTGGGAAGCTTATCAAGGTCAAGTCTTTGACGAATTTCGTGAAAGACATTACCACGATGAGCCTGACCATGCGATTCATGTAATAGATCAATTCGATATCCCTTCCTGGTGGCCTCGTATGGTCATTGGTGACTGGGGATTTCGAGCAATGACATATGTTGGATTCTTTGCTATCTCTCCAAACGCTAGACTCTATCTTTACAGAGAACTTGCGTGGAAAGGTGCAAAGATTGCTCAATGGGCTCCTACAGTAAAGGATATCATTGAGCGAGAAGATCCAAGAGTTGTCAAGTTCTGTAGGTCAGCGGCTCAAGATAGGGGAACCGAACATACTGTTCAATCCCAAATCGAAGAAGCTCTTGGCAGATACGTTGAACTTTCAGATCATTCATCTGGTTCACGAATAGCTGGAAAGACACTAGTTCACGAATATCTAAGGTGGACTCCTAGACCTATTATTCCTGTCAGTGAGATGCCCAAGTTTGACGAGGGCTATGCTCAATGGCTATACAGGAATAAGAGTGAACAGGATTACAAGAACTACCTTAGACTATTCGATGCGCCAGTTCCAGAAACTAATCTACCTAGGCTTCAAATCTTTAAGCAATGCTCACTGATGCCGATTGCAATTCAATCGTGCGTCTATGAGAAAGCTGGTAAAGATGGAAAGCCTCCGGAAGATGTAGCTGAATTTCCAGATGATGATCCTTACGATGTTCTAAGATACGCTTGTGATTCGGCTGAACGCTACTTTCAAGATTCGGCTGACGAATTCAATCGTATTCAGGCTCAAGAACGGCTCATTAAGACTCTACAAGAGACTAATGAGTGGACAGCTTACTATCGTAATATGAATCGATTGGAAGCTGAGAACAGACCAATTGGAGTATCTGCATTCCATCGTCGCAGGAGACTTCGCTAATGTTTAACTGGCTCCGTGAATTACGAGATATCTTAAGGGAACCTAGGCCATGTGCATCTTGCGATGTGCTCAAGACAGAATTGGCCAATGCTAGGCGTGAGAATCAAATCCTACTCAATAGGGTATTAACGCCACAGGTTCAAGAAGAGAAATTTGTTGCTCCGGAGCCAGTACCCATTCCAAGAAAACATATTCCTTGGAGGGTTAAACAGCAGGAGTTAGAACGTGCAGACAAACTTGAGCACGATCGAATCCTTGCTGAATTCCAAAAGAAAATTAAATCTGCTGAGGCAGAAGCTGAAGCTAAACACGGAGAGAAAGATGCCGGAACAGAAGCCACAGCCAAAGAAGCCTGATGCTGTAAAGTCTTTACAGGATTATGCTAAGAAGAAAGCGGCTGAGGATGCTGAGAAGAAAAAGAAGCAGGGAGTGAATACTGCTCCTTCTCAGGGCGTTCTTAGTCGGCTTGGAGATTTCATTTCGGGAAAGATGACTGGTACTGAAAAGAAGAAGTAAATGAATCCCAAACTTCCTACCGAGGAAATTCAGCGTCTTCTTCTCGATGTAGTCGAGCATTTCGACGAAGAAGATAGGGCTGTCCGCGAGCGACAGATAATGAAGTCTCGGAGGATGAAGCTGTTTTGGGATTCCATCTTCCAGCACTGGTATTCAACTGTTGCTCATGACTGGCGTGTTTGGGATAACGCACAGAATGAGGATGAAGGCGACCAGGCATATTACGACAAGCCGGTTAATACTTTCCGTGCTTACATTGAAACTATTATTGCTGCTCTCTCTGTTGCAACTCCTAGCGTTAAGTGCTTCCCTGCTGATGCTGAATCGTCATTAGATACAGTAACGGCTAAGGCTGGCGATAAGATTTCCAAGCTGATTGATAACCACAACAATGCTCCACTTCAGTGGCTGAAAGCTCTTTACACTTTCTACACTGAAGGACCAGTGTTTGGTTATACATATCCTCATGAAGATTACAAGTATGGTAGCTACGAGTCTCCTAAAATCGAGGAAATTACTGAGCAGGTAGATACTGTAATCTGCCCAGTCTGCAAAACTGAGACTGACGTAGACCAAGAGACTGACGTATTCCAGCCGGAAAATCAAGAACCTGCTGTTTGCCCAAATTGTGGCGAAGTGCTGATGGATGATATGATTCCAGGCACTAGGCCGGTTATTGTTAATAAGATGGTTGGAACTGATACGAAGCCTAAGACTCGCGTTTGCGTCGAAGTCTACGGTGGATTGTCAGTCAAGATTGCTAATTACGCAAGAACGGCTAAAGAAACTCCTTATCTGATTTACAGCTATGAAACTCACTATGCTACAGCAATGGAGGAATTCGATCATCTAGTTGGAAATCCTGATTTGGTTAAGCAGGTTAGAGCAAGTGGAGGAACTGGTCCACTTGATGGATACACTCAATGGGGACGGTTAAATACTGTCTACATGGGTGAATATCCGAATTATGTCGTCACGGTTCGTAAGGCTTGGCTTCGTCCTTCTGCATTCAATATCCTTGGAGATGTTGAGAGCATCAAGAAGCTGAAGAAGCTATATCCTCGTGGCGTCAAAGTTTGCATGGTCAATGACGAATTTGGATCTGCTGAATCGCAGTCTCTCGATGATTACTGGACCATTTCAGTAAATCCTCAAGAAGATTTTCTGGTTCACGATCCGGCTGGTATTCCTCTGGTTACTACCCAGGAGATTACCAACGATATCATCTCTCTAGTTTTGCAGACGATTGAGCATGGGATTGGTCAGACATTTGCTGATCCTGGTGTTCTCAACTTCAAAGCTTATAGAGATAGTGAAGTCCTGGTAGGTGGAGTTTACGAAGCAACTCCCAAATCAGGCAAATCTGTGAGCGACGGTTTCTACCAAATGAAGACGGCCACTCTTTCGCAGGAAGTGATGCCGTTTTTTGAGGCGATTCAGTCGCTCGCACAATTAGTCTCAGGTGCTCTTCCATCTTTGTTTGGTGGACAGCTTGATGGAAGTAATACTGCATCTGAATATTCAATGTCTCAGGCTCAGGCGAGACAGAGAGTTCAGAATCTATACAAGTTGTTCACTAGTTGGTGGAGAGAGGTTAAAGGCAAGTCTATTCCAATCTACATCAACAACATGAAGACTGATGAGAATGATGTTGTTAAGAAGCCTGATGGTTCATTCATCAATTTGATGATTCGTTTGTCTGAACTTCAAGGTAAGATTGGCAAGGTTGAATTGGAATCAGCAGAAAACCTGCCACTTACTTGGACTCAGACTAAAGATACCATCATGAAGATGATTGAAGCGCAGAATCCAACATTCCTTGCAATGTTCTCTGCGCCTGAGAATATTCCAGTTCTCAGAGATGCTGTTGGGTTGAATGAGTTCTATATTCCTGGTGAAGATGACCGTAGCAAGCAGCTTGACGAGATTCAGCAGCTACTGGAATCTGAACCACTTCCTGGCCTTGATGGTCAGTTCATGCCGTCTGTTGAAATTGATGTTACATATGATAAGCATGATATTCAGTTTGAAATCGTTCGTCAGTGGGTTACAAGTGAAGCAGGTAGATTGGCTAAGATTGAGAACGAGCCTGGTTATCAGAACGTTCTTCTTCATGGTCAAATGCACTTCTTCGAAATGAACAAACAGGCCATCTTAGCGCAGTCGGCCTCTGCTGAAAAAGGCCCAAACAATCCCGAAAAGCCTGAAGGAGATCGGGAAATAACTGGAGAAGAAGATGTCGCAACAGTTAACTAGTAGTGATGGAAAAGTCGGGACTCTTACTCAAACCCCAAGTGGGAAATCAGCCGCTGACATCTTCGATTCATTATCAGTTGGAGATGACCAGGAAACCCTTGACCTCACCAAACCTCTCAAGAAAGCTGGAGAGAAAGATGAGAAAGATGAGAAAGAGGAAACCACTGATGAAACTCCTGATGAAACGGATGAAGAAAATGATGAAGAAGCAGATGAAGACGAAGACCCACTAAAAGAGCTTGAGGAAGACCTTGAGGAAATCGACGAAGAGAAACTGGAACTAACTACTCCGGTTAAACGTCGAGAGATTCTCAAGAAGTATCCCAATCTCTTCAAAGATTTCCCATATCTTGAGAAAGCATATTTCCGTGAGCAACAGTTTACGGAAATCCTCTCAACCATTGATGATGCCAAGGAAGCGGCTGAGTCACATAAGGTTCTTGGTAGATTTACCGAGGACATGGTTGAGAAAGGCAATGTAAATAACGTTCTCAAGATGATCAAAGACTCGAATCCTGAGACATTCAATCGAGTCGTTGATAACTGGATGGATTATCTTGAGCAGGTTGACCCTGCCGCTCATCTTCATGTTCAAGGTAATATCGTCAAGAACATTATCCTTGGTATGGTCGAGGAAGCCAAATCTTCCGGCGACGACGATTATAAGACGGCTGCACTTCTACTTAACAAATGGGCATTCGGAACGGCTAAGTTTTCTCCGCCCGTTAAGATGTCCAAGGAAGTTAAGGCTGAAGACAAGACCAAGGAATCAGAGCTTTCAGAACGTGAGAAAGCATTTGCTCAACGTCAAATTGATACTGCGATGGGTGAAGTTAACACTCGCGTAAATAACATCATCAAAAGCGCAATCGATAACAACATTGACCCTAAAGGTTCGATGACGGAATATGTCAAGCGTAATGCAAGCCGAGATGCGCTTGAAAAGATCACGAACCTAATCGAGAGAGACACTCGCTTCCAGACTATCGTTGATAAGCTCTGGGAGAAATCGGCCAAGGCGAATTTCAATAGGGAATCACAAGATGAAATTCGCCGAGCATTCCTTTCTAAAGCCAAATCACTGCTGGCACCAGTGCTTAAAAGTGCCCGAAATGAGGCTTTGAGAGGAATGGGTAAGAGAGTGAAAGAGGACACTGATACTGAGGAACAGGAAACTGAACCACAGCGTCTGAAGTCCACCAAGAAGACCAACGGCGGAAGAACTACCGAGCAACGCCTTAGCTCCGACAAACAGAAGGCCAAATTGGATTCGCTGAAAGGTAAGTCAAGTTTCGAAGCACTGAACGCGCTAATGGGAGACTAAAGTGTCAATAACGGCTCTTGTCAGGAATTACATTAGCTTCAGTGGTGACCAGGAGAGCGATTTAATCTTCGCTACTTCTGAATTAGAGGATTCACCTGCCCAACAGGAGATAATTTCTCTAGCCCTTGGAGCTAATACAATCACGCTTCCAGATGTAGAAGGATTCACGGTTCATGGTTTAGCCATCGTGCCTCCGGCTACGGATGCTGGATTGGTAACACTGAAGGGAGTCGCTGGAGATACTGGTATCCTACTTAGTTCCACAGGTGTTTCGGTAATCCAGTTCGGTACGACGCTACCAGCTAGTATTGTCCTCAGTGCGGCTGCGGCAGTTACTGGATGGCGTCTAATCTGGTTCTAAGGAGCGTAAATGGCAGCAGTTGCTGAACAGCAAGTAGTTGCGCTAGAGCTGGAGAGGGTTGTCCCTCAAATCCAGACTCTATTTGAAATGGATGATTTGTTCTTCGCTACGATTCAGAAGAGAAACGTAGAGAAGATTTCAAATCGCCAGATGCGCATTCCACTGGAGATTCGTCCCGGTGGTTCATTCCAGTATTTTAATGCTGATGGTGGTGATCTTGGACGCGGTGGTGGGCCGACCTTTGACCGGGCGGTTCTCAATGCCGTATTCCTTTCAGAGAATATTGAATATACCAAGCTGACTCAGTGGTCAACTGATTCGGACCGCAAGGCAATCGTTAATGCGGTTCGTCGTTTGACTGCAAGCGCAATGGATGAATTGCGCCGTCAGCTTGATGCACAGCTTATGCAGGCTGGAAATGGTGTGGTTGGAACCATTTCGGCTGTTTCTACTTCCGGTGGAGTTGATACTTATACCCTGAATTCGGATGGTTTCGGTGCTCGTCTGGTTCGATACGGGCAGACCATTCAGGTTTATGATACGACTTTGGCAACGCTCCGTGGCACTGGTGTTATTACCCAGTGGGACGTTCCCAACAAGTCAATTCAGGTTACTCCTGCTATTACTGGTGCAGTTGCTACTGACGTTCTCGTTGTCATGGGTATTGGTTCACCGACTTCGCTTCCTGCGATTTATGGTGTTCCTTACCATCACTCGAATGCTTCGACTGGAACTTGGCTTGGTTTCAACCGCGCCAATACTCCTGAGATTCGTTCAAATCGAGTGAATGCTTCGAGCAACCCGCTTTCACTTCCACTTCCTCGCCTTGCTATCAATTCGATTGGTAACAGGGTTGGTATCAATAACAAGTTCAATCCGGTTGCTTGGATGCATCCTGCTCAGCAGCAGGCATACGAGGAAATCGGACAGCTTGTTATTATGATTAATAAGCAGAATAAAGATGAAGGCTTGAATATGTATTTTGGTGGGAACATGCAGATGGCTGGCGCTACGGTGCGTCCGTCATTCAACTGGAATCCTACCAGAATCGATTTCGTTGATCCTTCTGTTTGGGGACGTGGAGAAGTTCTCCCGCTTGGTTTCTACAAGACTGATGGTCGCTCAATCTTCGAGATTCGTGGACCGTCTGGTGGTGTGGCTACCGCGGAAATCTTCTACATGGTCATTGGAACTCAGTTCTTTGTTAATAATCCTGCAGCGACTGCTTATATTGATAACCTTACCATCCCCAGCGGATACTAAGGAGATATAATGCCCGCTGCAGATACTCTCAATTTCCAGGATTTCATGCCGGTTCAGAGCAATCTTCAGCCGCAGCCTCAGACAATCGCGTCTGCTGCTACGATTGCTCCTGTTTCTTTCCTTACAGTTCTGACTGGTAATACTGCAATCACTGCTATTACTCCGCCGATGACTTCACTGCATATGCTTGCGATTCAGTTCGCGGGCGTTGCAGGTATCACTGCCGGTAACAATATTACGACTACGAAAGCATCGGTTAACGGTGAAATCATGCTTCTGATCTTCAATCCGAGGACTCAGAAGTATGTTCCTGTTGGTTAAAAGGTAAGCTTTGGGAGGGGGTCTAGGACCGGCTCCCTCCCTATTTTCTCTTCCTGCGAGGAAAATAAATGAAAACAAGTATTCGTACCATCTGGGGAACCTTTTGGCACCTAGATGGTAATGACAGGGTAATACAGACTGCGACTGACGACCATAAGTTTGAACTCGTCTCCCTCGGCAACGGCAATATAGCTTTTCGTGGCCCTAATAATAAATTCGTCTGTGCTGAGGACGAAGGCAAAGCAGACTATTTGGTCTGTGATCGCAACGGTGCTTATGCTTGGGAAGAATTCAAACCCGAGCCGGATTACGGTGGTCAGGCATACCGCGGTGTCAATAATAGGTATATTGCAGCGGAGGACAACCGCTATGATATCACTATTAATCGTGAGAGAGCTGACGCTTGGGAAGCGTTTTGGACGGAAGCGCCTCCTGTTGATACCAGCCTGACCATCGTAATAAATGGTAAGTTCTTCTGGAAGAAAAACGGAGAACGGCTCAATATCATTGAGAATTCTGAATTCTCGCTCTACAAGTATTATCTTGATGGGCAAAACATTCAGCATATTCTCGAAGAGAGAAAAGCTCTCGGATTCAATTGCTTGCGAGTCTGGTTGCTCAATACGTCTGTAATTCCTGGCGGATTGATCCCAAGCAATTATTCTGAATTCTACGCAAAGCTTGCTCCATTTGCGGCTCTTTGTTCTTCTTACGGATTCTACGTAGAGTTCACTGTATTTACCCAGACAAAGTCTCTGATGCCTGAGGTAGGTCAGCAAATACATCATTTGGCATCAGTAGCTGCTGCTTTGCAGGGAGTTCCGAACGTATTGCTTGAGTTGGTTAATGAGTATGACCAACACGACAATGACTGCTCAAACGAACTCAGTAAACCAAAGGGAATCATTTCTTCGCACGGTTCTGGCGGTAGTGATGCTCTTGGTAAGCAGCCATTCTGGGACTATACACAGTATCACACGAATACTCTAAGTGAGTGGCAGCGTAAGGTCGGTCATAACGCGATGGAAATTGCTGATGAATATCATATCCCTTGCGTCTCGAACGAGAACAAGCGTTATCCGGATAATGATTCATCTTCTATTCACGCTTATGATGCAGCGGCTGGTGCTACTCTACTTACCGCAGGTGCCTGTTACCATTCGCAAAGTGGTAAGTTCTCTCGTCTATTCAATGATGTAGAGAAATACTGTGCAATGGAATGGGTTCGCGGTGCAAAGTCAATCGACCTAGCCTATAGAGAAGGTCTTTATAGGCATGAGAGTGATATGGAGAATGATCAAATTCTCCGTGCCTATTCTCGTGAGATTCCTGGCGCAAAAGCATACGTCCTGATTCGATACTAAAATGGCTGAAAACCTCGAAACCGTCAATCAGTTCCTCCGGGATAATTTCGGAATTGATACTGATGATGGTGAACCGATTTGGCGGATTGTATTCTCAGATGAACAGTTTGAGAAGCGCATGATGCCAACCACTGATACTGGTATTGTTCTGCTTACACCTGAAGTTAGAACTGTTCCTAAATATCCTCATGTTGAAGGCTGTTTTGTTCTGGAGCAGAGACAGATTGTTCCGGAACAAAATATTGCCGAATTGGCTGGTGCGATGAAATCGTATGAGCCACGGTGGGTATTTAGAGACGAACAGAACAATCCAGTCCGACCTACAATTCTAGCTTGCAAATTCATTATCGATACGATTCGAGCGGCTATGGGAAAGAAGAGCCTAGCCAAATACAAGGATCCTAATATTGGTGAAACTCCGGAAGAAACATACATGATTCACCAAGCTAGGGTTCAGCAGCTAGAAGAACAGTTGTTTGGTAATGAGTCGGGACTGAAAGGTGAAACCACTACTGGTGCTGGTAGTGCAATCATTGTTCCGGCTCCTATGTCTGATAAAATTCACTAGCGCCTCTATCCCATAAGGGGATATGCGAGAAGGACCAAAATGTCACTTGTAGGTGGGTTCCCAAGTCTTCGTGAAATGTCTCGTAGGACTGTTAGAGGTGAAGTTAATCCTCTTGATAAGTCTACAGTCGTTTCAATCTATCCAAGACCAATTCGTTTTGAGAATGTTACGCTTACACCTGGTAGATGGTATCTTGAGGCTGGCACTGCAGAAAAGCCATCTCTCATGGTTATTGGACCATCTTCATGGTGGAAGGATGTTGGACCTGATGAGCCGCTGATTGAAATCCCTGTATCATCGGTTCAAGTTGCCAACTCCCTCGTCCGAGATTACTTGAATGGTCTGTTTGCCTGCAATATGGGTGATACGATGCCGGGACTGTTCTTTGTTCCTGGAGATTTCACCCTTGCTAAACTCAGAGAAGAATACGGTGAGTTGCTTAGACTCGCTTTGAAGCACCAAACAAATTACTACCGTGCACTTATCAAGTTTGGTGATTCTCTCTGGGCTAGAGGCAATGGAAATCCTCTGGTTATCAATGATGAGATGAGACTTGCTGCGAGGACGCTTGGAGTTCAGGATAAGGATTGGATGAGAGACCATATCAATACTGGTATGGTTCCATGCTTTGCTTGTGGCGAGTTCAAGAATCCTGAATACGCCATTTGTAAGGCTTGCCATTCAGTTGATCCTAGCCATCCGAAGGCGAAATTCATTCAGCGAGTTGATCCTTTCTTTGCGATGCAGCAAGATAATCAGAAACCAGCGAAGGAAGTCAAGTAATGCCTATCCTGATTGCCAGTGAAGTCATGGATTTGTCGGCAGCGGCTCTGAATGATATAGACCGCACGACATACGACTATGACACCCAGATTCCGTATCTGAAGCTGGCAATGCAGGAGCTTCAGGAAATCTTCGAGCTGAATAGTTTACCTGTGACGGAGCAAAGTTCATCTGCGATTCCAGTAAATGCAGGAGTCTCCGAACTAACTTTCAATGCTCCGTCACAGCCTAGACTTCCAGATAATCTAATTGAGCCACAGCAGCTTTGGGAGAGAGGTGCTGAAACCAATACTTGGAGTGAGATGTCTAGGAAGGAATTCATTCCACATACGTTAGAAGGTGTGGAAACTAGCATGCTCCAATTTTGGGTTTGGCAGCAGAATAAAATCAAATTTTTGGTCTCAAACTCGGATAATGAGGTCAAGATTGATTACATCGGTTCTCTGTTCCCGAAGTATGTTAGGGAAGATACCATCCTCCCAGTTCAGAACGGTATTGGGTATCTTGCCTACAAAACGGCTGAATTGATTTCAGATATGGTTGAACATAACGATGCAAGAGCGCAGAGTAACGGTGCAAGGGCACTTCTCGCGCTGGATAGGATTACAGGTATTACTATTAAGGGTAAGCAGCAAATCATGACTCGGCGTAGGCCGTTTCGAGCTGCTTATAAGCGAGCAAACAGTTGGTAGGAACAGTTCAGACTAACAATCTGAATGGGAGGTTGGAGGATGTTCCCAGGTCGTACTACAAGACTGACTAGTAGGTCAGCAGCTTCTGCGGCAACGCTCGATGCAGATAGAGATATTCTTATCCTATCTGGAACGACTGCGATTGTTACATTGGTTCCCAAAACTCTGAACAAGGCATATGCTCAGATTTTGGGTATCATCCCAACGAACGCGGCTGGTATTTCAACATCAGCAGCGGGAAATATCATCAACGTTCAGGCGATGATTCAGAACAAGATTACTTGGTTCGTTTGGGAACCAACAACGGCTAAGTGGTATCCACACGCTCTAGCGTAATTTGACTTTGAGAGACCGGGTCGTCCTCTAGATACAGCGACATCGCTAATCTTTGGACATACTTAGCAGTCGGCTAGAACCGATCAAAAGGCCCGGTCTCTCATTGGCTTAGGAGACAGAAATGGACCTGATTATTCTTGTTCTTGTTGTTTGCCTGGTTGGATTTCTGGTTTGGCTTCTCACTACTTACATTCCAATGCCTCCAGAGTGGGCAAAGGCAATTCAGGTTATTGCTCTAGTGATTGTGATTCTCTATCTAATCACTAGACTGTTCAACCTTCCAAACGTCTTGAGATGATCAATCAGTTCAGGGGTCATCCCCCTAGGGTTATACAGTCCTTTAAGGGGTTGTGGAAGCGTGGTGACGCCGATACAACCCCTATGGACCACTTTGCCGAATGTGATAATCTACTCTTTTCAGATAGTGATCATTTTACTACTCGCCCTGGGATTGGAATCTCTCAAGATACTGAGGCTCCAATTTCCAACATCAAAAGAATTTACAACTACAATACGGGCGACGCAAACACACAGCTAATCCTAGCGATTAACGAGGATGATGAAGGAGAAATCTATCATCTCTTCGATTCTGATACGCTATTTGGCCCTGTGTTGACAATTGCGGGAATGACTGATTTCGCGTTTGCTCCCTATGGAGGTCGAGCACTAATCAGTCCATTCTCATCCTTTTCTCAAGGTGAACTTACAATTGAGAAGGGACTTGAAGACGAAGTCGTTTATATCTACGAAGGAGATGGAACAGCGGCTAGACCTGCTGCTGGCGCTCCACTTTCCGGAAATATGACTATTGCCAATGGAGCGGCTGGAACTACCGATCCTGGCTTGCATATCTTTGGATTCGTAGCAGAAACTCGTTCTGGATATCTAACGGCTCCCGGCCTTCTTGAAACATTTACTACTGTAGCGGCTAACTCGGTATCATTCGGCGCTATTCCAACGTCAGGAGACCCAAATGTCGTTGCGAGGCACTTGGTTGCGAGTAAGGTTATACCAAGTTACAACGGGAATTTGGAAGGATACGACCTCTTCTTTGTTCCCGGCGGGACTATATCCAATAATACTGATACTTTTCTTAATAATGTCAGCTTTTTTGATCAGGATCTTCTAGAGGATGCATCTCACTTACTAGACAATTATGAAGAGATTCCTGCGGGGGCTACCCTTTCTCTTTATAATGAACGTCTTATTGTGGGTGCAACTTTTGACGATATTAATCTCGCTTTGGTATCAGCCAGAGGTGAGCCTGAAGCTATTAATCAAATTAGCGGGATTCTCACTGTTCAGCCAGATGGTAACCCTATCACTAATGGACAAGAGCTAAGAGATGTATTATACCTATTCAAACGAACCAGGACAATCGCGTATGTCGATAATGGAGACGAACCAAGTTCCTGGGAACCTGTTATTGTTGATAATGCTTTGGGAACTTCAGTACACGGAATTGCCACCGTCTTGGACAGTGGATCTGCTTCAGTCGATTTCCTTATCGTCTGCACTTACCAAGGAATTTCACTCTTTAATGGAAAATACATTGAGCCTGAACTGACTTGGAAGATTGAGGATTATTGGAGAGATTTAGATAGGAACGAATTCGGTAAAATCCAAATCGTCAACGCTCCAATCCAGAAGTGGATTCTGTGTGTTCTTCCAACGAGAAAGATCCTAGCCGGATTCTACTCGCACGGAATGGACAGCAAGAATATCCGCTGGTCTCCTTGGTCAGCATTTAACGGTTTTAATACAATTGCCATTGTCAACATCGATGAGATTGTTGTCGGCGCAGATATTGTGGAGTAGAGAATGGGCTGGGTTCTACAATCAGAGACGACTGTTGAAACTACCCACGGTACCATTGTATTAGGCTCAGCTCTCGGCCTTCCACAAAAGCCTGGTAGATTTGATATCATCGCTGAGAATATTGATCCTATTCCTGGAACGGTTGACGGACCTTATATTTGCTTAGGTGTAATTTGTACCGACCCTGATAATCCACAGTCAAGTGGAATCCATACCATCTGGGTTGCATGGGAACAACAGCAATCTCCGCCCGGAACACCATTTGGTGATGGGCAGTGGTATCAGTGGAATGGTATCGGCAATACAATTCCGGCTGATAGCGGTGGATACAGTCATACTGCGATTCTTTGGGATGTAGCTGAGTTTGAAGTTTTCCTCAACGGAACCGGATTTGATCCCGCAGGATGGCCTGTATCAATTACATGCCGTTACTTTGAATGGGATACCGGAGAAATTGCGGCTTACGATGCTCTCCCATTAAATGCAGGTATGGCAGTTCCAGATCCGGTGACTGCTACTCCTGGTGCAGATGATGCACGGCTGATTACATTGGAGTGGGGATATGCAGGAAATACGCAAGATGGATTTGCTATTTTTGACGTGTCAGATCCTAGCTTTCCTTCTCCTGTCGCCCTTTTGGCCGACCCCGATATCAGAAGCTATGCATTCCCTGCTGCTTACAGTCGTGCAGTTGATCAGCAATTTGCTGTAGGTGCATATAACGCAACTGAAAAATCGAATATTACATCTACTGTTCTTACCCATCTCGAACTCGTTCTAACGCCGACTGAAGGTTCTCTACCAGTTGCTAGACTTGGGGAGCCTTATGGAGTTCTGTTTGCGGCTAGTGGTGGATTCGGTGGGTATACATTTGAAGAATTAGGTGGAACTCTTCCTACTGGTTTAGTCTTCAATCCAGCTAGTGGTTTACTTTCTGGAACTCCAACAGAAGTCTATCCAGTTCCAGGTCAAGATTGGCCGATAACTGTTGTAGCTCACGGTACTGATATTGCTGATAGTCCCAATCAGGCATATACAATTAAGGTTATTGAAACTACATTTAGTTGGGATATCACCCCTGCAAGTGGAGAGGTAGAAGCAGGGCAAATTATTGTTATTGTTACTGAAAAAGCTAGTGAATTAGAATACACAGCGAAGTTCGATGATAAAATCGTTCCTCTTACTCCTAAAATAGTCAGTGAGACTGAGGTATGGATTGAAATCCCATATCCTCCCACTGATGAGTGCTCTGCTGCGCTTTCTGATTGTCCTAATTGTGCTGATGCTGTTAATGAGTGCGTTGATGATATAGCAAGCGAAGCATGTCAGGAAGCAATGGCAGCTTGTCTTGCATGTCTTGAAGCTGAATTGGAATCCATTGAGGCGGCTGAGGAATGTAATGCAGCACAGCCTCCTACTGTTTCACCTCCTATAATCACTATCGTAGTGAATGGAACCCAATTTAGCGGCTCAGTTCCACTTGGATTGTTCACCATCATCGAATCTGAAGGTTCAGGACTGTATCGGTTTGTAATTGGCGAGACTCACGATACACTCTATACCGCAGCTAGAGATGGTACGACTTACGATGTAAAGATTCCAAATCCAGGCGGAAAGACAGGATTTTTTAGGAGCTGAAATGCCCCAACAAATCATTGGTGATATCGTTCATTCGGTCGGTGCCAGATACCGTGTGCGAGGAAGTGGAACCTTGCGAACACGTATGTGGAACCTTGATCAGGAACGAGTTCAGGATCTTGACAATATTAATATGTCGACTCCATCTTCACGAGAGAAGACATTAATTACTAACTTTCAAGATCAAGGCATTCAGCTTCAATTCCGAACGATTTCGATTGACGAAGTATTTACAATTAACAAGATTATTTGCTTCGTCAAGCCAGTTGCAGAGAGCTACCCGATTCGTTCTGGTGGTTAAGTGGCTACTAATGAGCAAATCATAAGGCGGCTAGGGAAGCTTCAAAGCACCCTATTAACATCTGGGCTACAGCATACCAATCAGCCGCTTTATCAGGTTATTAATCAGCTCATTCAAGCCATCATTGATTCAAGTAGTGCGACAGTCGAAGCTATATCATCTGGAGCTACAGGATCTACAGGAGCACAAGGACCACAGGGAGTTCCTGGATTTGATGGCGCAGATGGTGATGAGGGAATTCCTGGTCCTCCGGGAAGAGATGGGGTAATAGGAAGAGATGGCACGGCTGGTCCTCCCGGAATGGATGGTGAACAAGGACCAGAAGGCGATTTCTTTCCTATTCCTGGTCCACAAGGTCCAACTGGAAATCCTGGAGCTACTGGTTCACAAGGTCCAATAGGATTACCTGGCTCTGATGGTGAAGATGGTCAAGATGGAGTTCCTGGACCTCAAGGCATTCAGGGATTAACTGGTGCTACTGGTTCACAAGGAATACAAGGAATTCCAGGATTAGATGGTGCTGAAGGAGATATTGGACCATCTGGACCACCTGGACCACAAGGAATACAAGGTGTAGCTGGTTCTGCTGGTTCTCAGGGATTACAGGGTCCACCTGGATTTGATGGTAATGATCCAGATGAGCCATTAATGATTCCTGGACCACAGGGACCAGCAGGTAGTAGTGGAAGCGGTGGAGGATTTACCTTCACTGACTTCACCAAGGATTTAGGTGCTGGAGATAATGCTGGAACCTTTGATATTACTGGGTTATCTGGTTTAACTCCAAACAAAAACGTTTTAATAGTTCAAACCATGCAACCAATTTCATCTAAAGGTGATGCTAGAGATGAATTTGAATTGCAACCTATTATCCTCACTGGATATGTTGTTGATGCTAATACAATTCGTGCCTTGTGGAATTGTGATTCGGTCTGCGTTGGCACTTACGCCTTCGCATATGCAGTGAGTGGATAATGGCAGTAATCAATGACCCAACAGTAGCGGCTAATATTGCTAGAGCAGGTGCTGTATCCTACTTACCATTTCACACATTAGGAGGTCCTTTTCCGGTTGGGAATGGTGGTGCTTACCGAATAGACATGCAGTCAGCTAACTTGACTGCTAGTCTAGTTACTGGTAGTGAAATTTTCCAGTTTCGATACGCTACTAGCAATGGTCGCGTAGCATTGATATTCGGTGTTAGCTTCTCAATGGCTAATATCGTTGCTGCTACAGGTGCCGCTGCTTGTGGAGTTGAGTTAGTAGCTGCTCGTTCATATACTGCCAACGGCTCTGGTGGAACTGGTGCAACTCTAACTGGTAATAATGCTAAGTTACGTAGTTCACATGCAACAACTGAAGTTGCTGATATCAGATGCGCATCTACAGTAGCACTTACTAATGGAACTAGAACGCTTGATACACAAGGTCTTGGCTCAGTATCGTTTAGCTTTGTAACTGGTGCAATTACAGTTGCATTGGACGGTAATATCTGTCCTAAGACGAATCTCCTAGGTGAATTCACTGGTGGATTGGCTTGGCCTTTGATTCTAGCTGGTAATGAAGGATTTATTATTCGAACTATAGGTCAGAACTTTCCGGCTGGTGCAACACCGCGTTTTTCAGTTGATGTTGCTTGGATGGAAGCAGACGCTTTCTAGGAGTGAGGAATGGCCCAAAACAAAACACAGACTTTTGGACCTGTTGCACTTAGCGCCACACTAACCACTAACATCCTCGCTCCTGCTGCGGCTGGTGCTAGTGCGGTTGGTTATACTGCAACAGCTACGTATATCCTTCTACGTCACGTTCGCATTGTCAATAAGACTGCTGGTGCAGTTACCTGTTCATTCTGGCTAGGTGCTACCGGAGCAAATGCGGCTGGCACTGAAGTAATTGGACAAGGTTTGAACGTTCCTGCTAATAGCTATATTGATTGGTATGGTCAGATGCGCCTTGAGGGAGCCAATGGTTTCCTTGTTGGTGGTGCTTCTGCTGGTGCATCACTTTCCTTCCAGGGTGAAGGTGAAGTCGGATTAGTCTAATATGGCTGCTGGCTCCGCTGGAATGGTTATCCCTGATTATAAGGTTAAGAAGAAGGATCCAATTAAGGACATGTATAACGTCTATGATACTTCTGTCACCAAACAGGCAGGAGATTATGACGATATCATGCGCCGATTTAGGAACATTTACGATGATGCAAATCGTCTGAATGATCCATCTAAGCTTTCAGCCGCTAATTACACTCCATATAAGGCTGAACAGACTAAATACACCAAATCTGCTGATACTACCAAAGCACTTGCTGAACTTCAAGACCTAGCTGCAACTGGTGGGCTTTCTGCATCAGACCAGCAAAATCTGAGAGCTAGAGGTATTTCTCCAATCCGTTCGATGTATCAAACGGCTGAGAGAGATATGAATCGGCAGCGTAGGCTTTCTGGTGGCTATTCTCCCAATTTTGGTGCAGTTACAGCTAAGATGACTCGTGACCAGTCATCCTTAATTGCAGACCAAATGGACAAAGTCAATGCTAACATCGCTGAGATGGTGCAGTCTGGCAGGCTTTCTGCTGCTCCAAATTACGCTAGTGCGGCTCAAGCAGAGTCTTCTCTAGCACATGGAATTGCAGAATCAAATACATCTAATCGTCAACAGGCTAATCGCGATAACGCATCTGGCCTGTTTGATGCTGCTAGGTTTAATGCCCAAAATCGGAATGAGTTGATGCGTAAGACTCAGGATGATAGGGTTGCGGCTGCTCGTGGCATGACTGATTTATACGGAACTACTCCGGCACTTGCTAATCTATACGGTTCACAAGCTAGGAATGATAGAGATTTCAAGGCTGATCAGAAACAAAAGAAGTCCGTGAACAGGATTGGTGCCTTCAGGAGCATCTATGGCTGATTTCCTCCCATTGCTAAGACAGCGTAGGATTTCTCCTATTGATGATCCGTATGGTAGTCCATCTTTTGATAATTCTGATCCTCTCAGCGACGTATTCGGTCTTGCTCAAGAAGCTAAGGACCAAGATATGCGTCGCCGTAGAGAGATGATGCAGTTCCAGCAAGACCTACAGATGAAGGCTAATGCTCCTGCTATTATGAGGCAGAAGATTGAGGATGCAAGGAAGCTCAATCCTGCAAATAAGAAGGTAGGAGCAGTTCACTACGGTGGCCCAGTTAAAATGGCACCATCTACCGTAGAAGCTGATAATGCTGCGAGTGATGCTAGAGCTGCTCAGATTAATCAAGAATTTGCTAGAGTTAATGAAGCTCGTAACGAGAGAGTTGCACAAAGATCTTCTACAGAGAAAATTGCTAAGGATAAACTCGATGCTGCAAGCCTCGAAAATCAGACTGAACGTGAATTCAAGTCTAGAGAGGCTACGGCGGCTCGTAAGGACAAGGGCTGGCAGGTATTTAATACTGTCGATCCTAATGACCCTACTAAGACAATTCCAAAGAGACTGAATCTAGCTACAGGTGAAGTTTCAGATGTAGAGAGTGGGACTCTAATGAAGCCAGGTAGTAAATTGCCTGGTGATGGTAAAGATCCCAAACTTCAGGGCATTCGTGACATGACACAGAGTGCTCTTGATGAAATTGACCAACTTAGTGAAACTGACGATCAAGGTAAATTGAAACTTAAATCACATGCAAGAGATGCTACTGGCATGTCTAGATTGCCAGGTTCGTTGCTTGATAAAGTAGGTCTTGGAAGTCTTACTCCAAGCACTACAAAGGGACGCACCGGAATCCAGACACTTAAATCTAAGCTAGTTGTTGATTTGATTGGTCATCTGAAAGCTCAATCAAGAACAGGTGCTACTGGGTTTGGCAATATGTCAAACAAAGACCTTGCAGTTCTTGAACGGGCTGCAAACAAGCTCAATGAAGATCTTTCAGATGATGATTTTGCTGAAGAACTTGGTCGAGTTAGAGAGAAGCTGAAGATGATTATGGAAGATAAGAAAGAAGATAAGCCTGCTGGTCCTGCTAAGCCTGGAACTCCAGAATCTGCTAGAGATAAGATTAAGAAGTATAGTTATGGAGGACAATAATGCCTGATTTGGAGACAATTGTCCAGAGGATGATGGATGCTAATGAGCCTGAAGAGGAAATTGAAGCTGTAGTTAAAGAATTCAATAAGACGCATCCACCCAAGGCTCCTGCTCAAGTAGTCTCTGATGATGAACCTGGGACATTCTGGGGTGGTGTTGCTAAATCCCTAGCTCCTGGTGGAGATGTAGATAAAGCTGCTTTGAGTGGTGTGGGCGGATTTCTACGTGGTGCAATTGCTGATATTCCAGAAACTCTATGGGGTGTTGCAAAGGATGCGGCTCAAGTAGTTAGTCATCCAATTCAGACGCTTAAAGATGCTCCGGCCGCATTCAGTGAAGGTCTTCCTGCAATGGGACGGCAGTTTGCTGAAGCTACGGCTAATGCTGGTGCTGATCCTCATTCTTTCGGTAGGATGATGGGTCAAATTACTGGGCAGCCAGCAGTTACGGCTAAAGTTGCTCCATATGTTAGACCTGTAGTTGGTGCTACAGTTGAAGGCGCTGGAAGAGTAGTTAAACAACATCAGCCGCTAACTTCATTCCTTCCTAGAATGGCTGAACCTCGTCTTGCTAGGTCTGTTCAGCGTTGGGGTGGAGGAAAAGTTGAGAATCTAGGTAAGCGTATCCGAGGAACCTATGAGCCTCCTGAGCCCCCAATCAATCCTAATGCTGGTGGTGCTTTAGTTAAAGAAAAGGTTCCACCTGTTGAAGAACAATTTGCAGATATTCTTGGTGAGATTAGAGAAGAATCAGCTCTAGAGCCTGGGACTGAAATGCCCCCACCTCCATTTGAGAAAGGGGCTCCTAAGACTAGAACTGATTCGCCTGGATTATCTCCGTTTGGCAATCCTATAGCATCTAGGTCAAGGTTCAAGTCTGGTCCGACCAAGAAAGCCAATGCTAAAGCACCTACGAAGCAGGCTAAATCAACTGAAAGCTTCGAGCCGTCGAATGATCCGGCTAAAGTTAATACTTCTACTGGTGAGATTATTGAAGATTCACCAACTCCAAGACAAACCAGATCTCAAGGTAGATTTAGTCCAAATATCGAACCTGTTACTCGCAACGTTAAAACGGCGAAAGAGCGATTCTACGAGCTAGTTGATAAAGGCACTAACGGGACGATTACGGCCGAAGAATTAGCAGAGGCTCAAGCTCTGAATAAAGAACTGAGAGCCACTAATTTCGAAGAGCCTGCAGCCCCTACAAAGACATTGGCGGACAGAATTAAAGAAAAGCTTTCTAATCTTGGTTCTGATGAGGAAGGTTCAGCCGCTCTTCCAGAATGGGCTCAGGACATTGCAGAATTGACTGCTGCTAACAAGGATAAGCCGGTCAATCCTCTTAGACCTGAAGTTCCAGAAGGTCAAGTTAGCAATCGCAGAATGCTTGAATTGCTAGATAATAGAGCGGCTGAAGAGAGAATGGCTGCTCAGTCTTCTAGACCATCTTTATTTAGAGAGACTGAGATTCCCGGAGCTAGCGAATTCTCCCCTGACCTTATCCAAGCAACTGATGACGTCTTTGAGGGGGTATCACCTAGATTTGCGGCTCCGGAACCTGCTGCAATTCCTGAAACTCTTCCTGGTGCAGAACCTAGGTCTTTCTGGCAGAGACAGAAGGATTTGTTTAGTTCTGAGGTGGGAGAATTAGGAGATAACGTTCAGAATGCCCCTAAGTTAGTTAAGAAGTCTGGTGAACGGGTAGCATCTAATAAGCCAGTTGGTCCTAAAGGTGAGTCTTGGTCTATTCACGATCCCAGTGGCAAGCATCTTGGTGACATCAACGTAAGTCCTAAAGATGTTGCTGATGCCCTTGCTACAGAAGGATTTGAAGGTATTTCTGCTAAGCAGATGGCTGAGGCTATGTTTGAGGCTAAGAGAGACGAACTTCTCGAATCTCATGGCCTTACAGCAGATGACCTTCCTAGGCTAAAGATTGAACCTAAGAGTGCTGCTAAGAAGGTAGCTAAATCAACGGCTCCTGAACTTCCAGCAGAGAAAGTAACGGCTCCTATTGAAGAAATTCAAGAGACGTTACCCAAGGCTGAAACTAGCAAATTCAAGAAGCCAGAAGCTGTTGACCCTGATATTGCTTTCGGCCGTGGCGGAGACGTTGAACCTATCATTCAAGCTGCAAATAATCTTGAACTAGGTCAGGCGCCTGATTTGAAATACAAGCCGCTACTCCCAAGTAATATGCGGCACGCTCTTGGACCTGGAGAATCATTTAGACAGAGACTTTCTAATCTGCTTGAGGCTCTACGTCCTGAAGCTGAAGCCGCGGCTGCTGCAAGAATGACTGAAAGAGACAAGTTCATTCAGTCAGTTCTAAATCCAATGCAGGAACCTACTCCTAATGTCCCACTTCTAGATTTGTCGAAGGTGGATATTACAAAGCTGCGTCCTGGTAAGATTAACCAGCAGCCTGCACAGTGGATTAGTCCTAGGATGCAACAGCAATATCCTGGACTTGCTAGGCGGTTGAAAGAGAAGAAGTAGGGTTAGGCCCAAACCTATTAGGAATGGGCCTTTCCCAACTTATTTGCTAGGCAGGTGAAGTCTTGTCTCCAGCTTTCAAATCCCTAAGGCAATTCTGGAGGTAACTGACTACTTGAGCTAATTGAGTTTTATCCATCAGCGGCTCTAATGAGATGATAGCTGATAGAACATTATCAGCATTCTTCTCAGGAGCGGCTACCTCTTCCGGAACGTAAGCAGTTTCTGGAACACTTTCCCGCCTATCGTAAAGCCGCCTATTCCTTCTTGCGGCCATCCAAAGAACAGCAATGACGCAGACATCTAATTCTGTGTCTTCGATGCTTTCGTTCTTTGGCCTCTTACCTGAACTCTCCAAGTTAGATAGGCGATAAAGCTTTTCACCAATCCTCGTAACAAACCCAATGTCGAGTGGGCTGTGCTTGAACAGTGATCCCAGTGTTCCAGCGAACTCGTAATTGCCAAACGGATTACCATCTGAGGCATAGTCGTGACTCTTCTTTTCATGAAGGTCCGCCATGTTCTGCAATAGGTTGTAGAAGAGTGGGCTCCCGTGCCTTTGTTTCATTTCCACCTATCAACTTCCTGGTAAGTCTTCTTACCTTCTTGACTTAATGTGAGTTTCTCTAAACAGAGCGTTTCACCAGAATAGTATGCCTTATCGAGAAGACGCCTAATAAACGATGTCATTTCGTCTTGACTATTGATAGCTATCTTTTGACTTTCAACCTCCACCATATTGTTGTTCCAGACAACGACGTTAATCAAGGCGATTTCTCACTGCACAATCTTTAGCCTCAAGCAACTTCCTCAGACATACCGTCCTCTCAGGTGTGCGAGGCTCTTGAGCGATATAAAATGCTAGTGCAGTAAATTTCGACGAAATCTCTTGGAGCCGCTCCGGCAGATGCTCGTATTTGAAATACTTCATCATTGGCTCCAGCGCAATTGCCTTTTCCCAGTCGTTTTCCATTTCACCCCTTTACAACGTCGATGGTTTGCTCGACAAAACCTTTTATATTTAAAACTGTAACTTTATTATACCTTTCAGATTTACTCGCAACCCTGACTACAGCAGTAATAACGCAACTCTTACATCTACCAGTAACAATGTGTTTACCTAGATAAGAGGCGGACCATTTATCTCCGCCATTATGACGGACGATTATCTCGCCAACGTCAGGTGTTTTGGTCTCTTGTGAAGCCTTCTCCATGCCATTTTCTTCCTGGTGAATCCTTAGCAGATGTAGGCTCGAAATGAGCGCCTTCAATAGATGGTCGCATAAACTCAATCATGATAAAATTAGCCGCATCCATCAGCCACTCTTGATTTTTAGTCTGAATATACTTAGTCACTCGTCGCTTGGATGAATCAATAGCATCAACCTTATTTGGAAATGCATCTTTAACTAGCCCGTATGTCGAGTAGCTCATTGCCATACGGTCAAGCATACCTTGAAGAAATTGTTGGCTGTATTCAGAACGTGGAACATCATCAGGCCATACCAGTCTAATTTCCATTCTCATTCTCCTTCCGTTTCAAGAAGCGTTTGTAGGATTCAAGCGGTTCTCCAGACAATCTTATTTCGTAATCAGAACCACTGCCAAAGCCGACTTTAATCTTTTTGACCCACCCCATTTCCACGAGGTTGTCAAGGACTTGGTCAAGGCTGAAAGTATTAAACTCTCCATAGCCTTTCCAAAGTAGTTGTTTCTTTGTTAGTTTCTGTTCGTGTGCGGCTAGTAGGTAGTCTAGAACTGATTTAGTTGCTTGAGCGAGTGGGTCTGGTCCGCGTCCTGCTGTTGTTTTCTTGTTAGCGTAGATGAGTTGGGTAACTTTTGCGACTGCGACTTGGAAGTGGTCTTCTCTGATTTCTCCAGTAAACTCCCAATCTGCTAGAGCTAAACACATAGAGACTTTCAAGACATGATCTGGTATTCTGTTCATGAATCCTGTCTTGTCTGGGCCTTGTGCTTCTCGCCATTCCCTTCTCCATTTATTGAAGAAGCTCCTAGCAGATTCATTTGGAACTAACTGGGCTCTGTGCTTGCTAATGTGCTCTAAGTGTGGCACATACTTAGGAACTAGATAGATTTCAAACTTATCTTCGTCGCCTGATTCATCGTCAAGGAGGTCAAGGTTTTTCGACCTTTTTTCCTCGTAAATAATAAGATTCCTTCCAATATACCCACCCTCAATGTTAACCTGAGGTATGGAATCGTAAAAATGCGCCGGGCTTGAACCGAACAAAGCGGTGATGTATGGATTTTTGAGTTTTTCAGCACCATCACCTTTAAGTAGATTTGTCCACTCAGGATTGTAGTGTCCATCATATAGATCCGTGAGTACCGTGAGTGAATCAGGGTCTTGGATGATTGCTGTTGAAAGTTCACCATTGACCAGATATCCTCTTGAATCCGTTATAGGTGGCTGTCCTTCTACGGATCTCGTAATGGACAACTCCTTGATTATCGCCTGAATTGAACTCCGACCTGCAATCACTCTCGTCGCGTTTGTCTTCTGAACGAGTTTTTTAGCCAGATTGACCGGATATCCCTTGCCTAATCCAGATTCGCCCAGAAGCATTACATAGAGATTGGGCTTGTAGATTAGGTTGCCCTTAAGTGTGGTTAGGTGGTAATTATTACCTGCGGCTGCTGAAATGCAAGTAATGAGACTCCACCATATCCACGCTTCTGGCGTTTCAACTCCTTGATTTTCCTCGACGAGAGCGTCAATCCAATTTGGTTTCACAGCCTCAGCATCATCTCAAGCTTTTGGACGAGTTCAAATATTCGTTTTTCGTCACCAATAGCAGGAGTAGAGGTTCGTAATGTATTGATGATAATTTGTATTTCGTTACCTGTAAGTGGAACTTGTCTAACCTTGTCTGGCACGTTCTTTCCTTTGCGGGCGTCCATGTGCCCAAGCAGTCGTCAACAATACATTCAATTGATCATTTGTAAGCAGATCGATACCTTCTTGAATCAGGATAGTGTGAAACTCGCCTTTATACTTGTAAATGTCAAAGATGGTAGCGGCATGGAACCATTCATTATCTTGAAGGTTCTGCCCTCTAGCCCATTTTCGAGCAAACAGAATGTTACTCGCTATTAGGCAGATCATAGACGTTCCTCGACTACTTCAGTATTCTCAA